AATATTTTAATTTTTGATGGAGATACAACTTCACCAGTTTTAGAATTATAATATGTTTTTGTATTAGGATCTAATATAACTTTTTCTTTAGTATCTTTAGTATAAAAAGCTCCTTCTTTTCTTTCTAAAATATCAATTTCAGAGTTTGCTCTAGATATCAATGTAGCAGCACCTTTTTTCCAAGATGTTTTACCAGTTGTTGGGTCTGTTTCATATCGACCTTGATATTTTTCATGTAATGTTTTAATACCATTATCATCTTCAGAAGCTTTATAATCTAGTTTATGCTTTTCAGCATCAATAACAACCATTGAATGTCTTACAGCACGTGCTAATTCATCAGAACTTGCACCTCCTAAAGTCATATCAGTGATTAAGTTAGATATAATACCCATTTCAGTTTGAGTATTATTCATTATCTTAAATTCTTTGCCACCTCTACTATAATGCTCAACACCATTTTTATCAGTCCAATGCTCGTCTGCACCATATGCTAATTTAGTATCAAAATCTTTTAAACCTTCTAATTGTTTAGTAGATTTAATTTTAATTTTATCAGTTATAGGAATAACCATTACAGTATCTCCATCGAAATCTGCTCCTGATAATCTAGCAGCTACTTTAGAATTTATACCAATTGCATCTTTAGGATTTGTTGAAAGATTCTTTCTACCTTCCTCATTTCTATTATTAACTGTAAGAATAGGAATTTCAAATGTTCCTCCATGAGGATATCTTATTAATGCAACTTGTGTACCGTCTTTATAATTAGGTGCATAAACTTCATTATCACTAATAGTTGTTAATGGTAATATAACTTGATACTTTTGACCTGGAAGAGCAGTAGCTTTTAAATGCACAGCACTTGAGTCACAATCATCGGCAAATGATTCTAATAAAGAACGTTTAATAGTAGGATTTGTTAACGACATTATTTCATCATATTCTGCGTATTTTTCATTTAGTGTTTCTTTTAATTGTCTCTCAATTAATTTTTGAGGCTGTTTACTTAAGAATTGAGATGGTAATTTATCGGACCATTCACCCCAATCTCCTTCTTCAGCTCTTTTATTTATCAAAGATAAACTTTGCTTATGTCCAGTAACTGGATCAATATGTGTTCCGTTAGGATCATCAAAATATGATTGGCCACCATTTTCTTTAATAGCAGATCCAAATGGATTATCAGGATCTTTAGCAATATTAGGAGCTATTGGTTTTAAATAATCTAGTTTATTATCAAATTTATTTATAGATTTATTTGAGTTAAACATTACATCAACACCTTCTGGTAAGTCATCAGAATATATAGCCATACCTTTAATATAATGTGTACCATCTACTAAAATTCTTACTTGGGCATAGTTAACACCATCACCTAAATATAAATCTTTAACTCCTCTACGAATTTCAACTTGACCATCTCTATCAGTTCCACCTTGTTCAGCATATCTTATAGCAAGTCTATCTGATGACATAGATGAAGGATATATAAACGATGGTTCAAATGTATCGCCACCATCTCTAGAAGTAATATCATTTAAAGAATGTACTTCGTCAAAGTTGTAAATATCTTTGTGTTCAGTTCCTGGAGGACAAAGAACTTTAATAGTTGTATATTTTCCAGGATTTGTAACTTGAGGAACTCTTCCTCCATAAACTTCATAGCCCTCTTCTTTTAGTATTTCAAGAGCAGCATTCATTTTTTCTTTAGAAATATTAAGTTGACGTTCAGTTCCAACACCAACATCAATCATTCCTCGTTCATCTACTAATTGTGCCAAATTATCAGCTGTCTTTTCGGCAATTGACATTCTAGCTTTTGAATCTGCATTTTTTAATGAACGAACTGTTGATTCACCCTTTAAACCCATCATTTCAGCAATCTGAACATTAGAATATCCTTGTTTAGATAATTGTTCAACTCTTGCTACTAATCTAGCTCGTTGTTCTTTAACTGCTAAAGATTTCATTGCTCTAAGTTTAGTAGATGAAACACCTAATGATTCAGCAATTTGTTTCTCTGTCAGACCTTGTTTCTTTAATTCATTAATTCTAGTAAGAAAATCGTCACTACCATGTTGATTTGGATTTTGACCAGTTCCTTCTCTATATCTTCCTGAACCATGAGGATCTCCCGGATATAACTGTGGAGTTCCATAATGTATTAAAGTGTCATCATCAAAAATATCATATTCTTCATCAGTCATATACTTTAAATCCTTTCTATATTATTTACTAAAATATCGGTAGCATGTGAAATTTTTCTCATATGATCTTCAATTTCATTTGCTGTAGGAAAATATTCTACAATTTCGCCAGATTGATACACTCTTAATTCAAAAGAATATTCTCTTGGTTTAAGTTTGTATTCTAAACATAAGTATGCAGCATATAAAAGTAATTGTGTCATTTTTACAGGATGAACTCCTGTTTTTAAATCATGCACTCTTATTATTTTATTCTTTTCATCTATGCCTAAAGCATCTGATGTTCCGAAAGCATATGTATCATCATATGATAATATAACTTCAGATTTTAATCTATAACCTAAAGCATCATTTACAAATAAAGATACTGTTTCGATTAAAGATTTAGAATCATATGAACCGATAGGAATCGTTGTTCCTGTTTTCATAGGCCATACAACTTGTAAATAAAAATCTATCATATGGTCATCTGTTTTTCTTAATTTCATTTTCATATTGATACAGTATTGAGCAAACTCATGTATAGCCGTCCCAATATCTGTAGCAAATTTTGAATAGTACATTTGTACCAATTGTTCATCTGTTCTGTTTTCCCAAGCAGATTGAGAACAACCTAAATATGCGTGTTTTCCTTCCAATTTTCTATGGTCATTAAAAATGAACATAATATGTTTCTCCTTTGCAAATATAAAATTATTTGTCGAAATGTTTATGCATTTCTTTTAAAACTTCTTTTTCATTTTCAGGATATACAAAAGCCGAAAATGCTCCTTGATTTTTAAAGTCATTAATATAATAATCTTGATTAGGTTGATGAGCAGCATCCTTTTCAATTTTAATTTCTAGTATAGCATACTTTGGTCCATAATAAAAAGACCAATCTGGTATACCTTGAATATAACGACTGTCATTTTTCAAAACTTTAGAACCTGGAAATTCTTTTTTAAGTTTGTCCGTAAATTTCTTTTGGTACTCTGATTCTGTCATGTGTGTTTTCCTCTTAAAAAAAAAATAAAAGTAAAAGGTCAAAATGCCTTTTTCCCCTCATAAAGGGCATTGTATTCGGTGCGAGGCAAAAAATAAAAGGAATTGTGTAGTCTTGCACACAAAAATCATCATGTCAAAAGACAAAAAAATTTTCAAGTTTACTTAATTTAATTAAAAATTTTTAAAAATAAAAATATTTCAAAAAAAGTGTCATTTTGACATTTTCGTTAAATTTATTCGCTACGAATACACCCGTTGTATTCACTGTGAATATTTTTGTGAAAAAATGCGATGACACTTTTAGTCAAAATGTCATTTTTACCAATTCACTTGTCCCCACAGCGAATACATTTCAATTTCGGGTCGTATTTTTTTGACTATTCGTTATGAATACACTTTAGATATAAACCGGGTCAAATAGTGTATCAAATAACTCTGGATTAATATGTAAATCTTTTATTAATTTTATTACAGTTCTATAATCAGGAACACGATTCCCATTTGCATAATTTGAAATGGTGCTCCTTGGGAGGCCAGTAATTTTAGACACAACACCATAAGAAAGACTTCTTTCTACAATAATTTTTTTAAATAATGTTTCATATGTCACTATTTTGTTCACCATCTTCCTTTGGCAATATTTCATCCATAGCTGTATTTAACAAATCCATATTGTCAGTATAGCCTCTACAGTAATCAAGTAACAATATCCATTGGTCTTTGTTTAACCATTCTCTTACATGTTTTCTATCATTATTAAATTTTATTAAGCCACTTTTTCCATCATCTACTGCTATGTAATATCCTAAATCTTCCACCTTAATATTCTTGTAACGAATAATATGTAAGATTTTAGATTTCTCAAAAATATCCAAATCTGGATGTGGTGGCTTACTTAGTCTAGCAATAGCTGTCAAATCATAAGGCTTTATTGTTTTTTTTCTTAATCTAACAAAATATTCAAATCTAGTTTGTTGCACAAGAACCACCACCTGATTCTAGTATAATTAACATACAATCTACCTGATAAAATAAACTTCTAGGATATAATTTAAAAGTTATTTTACCATTAAATTCTTCTTCTAATAATAATCTATAAGATTCAACAACATCATCATACTTATTGAATTTATCAATTAGTGCGCCTTTTATTTTATTCTTCTTTTTATTAGAATTATAAACTTCAGCTACTTTATTGTTAAATCTTTCCATAGATACTAAAACTTTTTTATGATCTTTTAATGTCTTATAAGAATTAATATCTAATAATTCCAATTTTTTGTTTTCTTTTTGTTTCATGTGTTTTCCCTCTTATTATGAAATTATAATTTATTGTTTACTACTAATGTAAAAACTTTTCTATCAAAACTACATATGGTTATTAATATTGGAAGACCATCTTCATTAATATGCCAACTTCCACCATAAACCAAATTGGTTTCGTAATCATTTAGATTACTAACTAAATCCTCAATATCATACACATAATTTAAATATAATACTTTATTATTGTATATAACAAACCATATATCGATTAAATCGAAAATATCGTAAGAAGCATTATCAATTTGTTCTTCTTTAATTTCCTTTTTATCATTAGTTAACACATATTTATTCTTTCCATACCAATTTTCTTGTATAACTTGATGAATGTGTCCATCAACGGTTTTAATGTATTTAATTTTCTCCATCTTATCTCCTAATTCGCATAATATAAAGTAGCTGCACGGCGCTACTGAATATTACTTGCAAAATATTGTTCATTTTAGAGGATATAAAATTTTGACTCAAAACTTGATGTATAACGTTATAGTAACAATTCTATCCGTGCATAGAAGATAATCTTTTATGATAAATTAATAATATTAAGTATTATAATGTCTTCTGTATATTCATCATTTAGCTTCATACTATTTTTAATCTCGTCAATATCATTTACTGAAATTGGTTTAGTACAATCTATAATAGAATTGCATATTACTTCTTTTTTTCTAACATAACTAGTATAGACTACCAAATAATGATAAGGTCTATTTAATTTTTTAATACTTTCTTTATTCAACAAATATTTTTTAATAAATTTGTATTCTTTAGTATGCTCTATAATAGTACCATCTGGTGTTAAAGAATCCTTTATTTTTTCTAAACATTCTAACAATTCCATATTATTTATCATTTCCTTTTAGGACTTTAATTTTATCATTTAAATGTGCAATTATATGAATTACTAAATAATCTTTTCCTTCATTAGTTAATTGCATTCCATTATTTATTAAATATTTATCTGGGATTTCTATATCAATAGGTTCAACTAATTTTACTACGTCATTACCTAAAATTATACTTCCTATGTGTTTTTCCATATTCTTCTCCTTGTTTATCATTTTCGATAACTTTGTTATCAAATTGAGGAGCGAATCCTCTTTCGTTAAATTTCTTTTTAACTCTTATAGCTGTACTAATAGCTCTATCAATATCACTCTTTGATTTTAAGTGATAATAATATAAATTTTTATAAGGTGTATTCATTCTATCAATTCTACCAGCTGCTTGTGTCATTACTTTATAAGAGTAATTTTGTGAATAGAATATAATTGTATCTGTTGACAAACAATTCCATCCTTCACAACCCGCAGTATACTCTACCAAATATACCCACTTCTCCGTCACAGGAATAGCCTCATGTTTATGCCCATTCCACTCTGCCACTGTATAATTTTTGAATATATTTCTAAGAATTTCTAATTCATAATCATGAGAATAGAATATAATAGCTTTCGGATGTTTTTCCACTATTTTTAGTGTCTTTAATTGTCTATCTACAGAAGAGTTAACGCATCTTCTTAAACATAAACAATACTCTCCGGCATTTTCTATTGGTTTATTCTTATATATGTTCCATCTACGCTGTCGAATATAACGATACTCTTCGGTATCATAATCACATACTACATACTCATGATGCTGAATAGTTTCCCTTTCGAATTCCATAGGAATTAATATTTCTCTTTTATAACGAAGTAATCTAGCTTCATTAATATATCTATCTACTTTAGGGTAAATAGTATATGGAGAATATATTACGTGTTTTCTAATAAAATCACTCTTATTTTTAAAATATCCATTAGCGATAAATATTGGTAAGTAATCCATCCATGTATCACCTGGTGTTGCTGTCAACAATACCCATTTATTGTTTTTAGCAATTTCTAAGAATGATTTTGTCCATGTCCCGTAACCAACTACTCGTTGCTCATCAAATATAAAGAATGCATTTTTTACATCTGTATACTTTTTAACATTATTCCACGAATCTACGACAATTTTATTATCGTATTTATTTTGGTCTGGAAATATAGACATTTCGAAATTCGAAAGTTCTTTTTCCCATTCTAACTTATCTCTTTTTTGAGCAGTTGTTATAATATATAAATCACACGGATGTATCATTGGTATTAATCCGGCTTCTGTTATAACACCGCCGTTTTCTTGATTGTAATATGCTAGAGAGGTTAAACTCTTACCAGAGCCAACCCCTCCAAATAATATACACCCATTACGCATTTTAGATAGAGCTTCTTCTTGCCATGCGCGAAGCGCTATCTTTGCCATATTATTTCTCCTTATTTTTCATTAAATAAGAAAACTATAAATCTATAGAAACCTCTTCTTATTAGACTTTCTTTAGGATTAAGTCCAGTATTTTTTGTTCTACGTTTGAATAATCCTTTATTGTATAATATATTATGAGCTTTCCATTCTACAAATAATGAATTAGCATCTCTTTTTCCGAAATTAACTCCCGGCATTTCAAGAAATCTTTCAATTAAAGCAAACTTTAATAAGTCACTTTTAATTGTATAGGAATTCAATATTTCTACTCCTCCTTTTGGAATATACTTTAATTGAACAGAACCTCTATAATCTAATACACTACAGTGCAATTCTGTATCATAATATGTTTGTTCTTCTACATTACTCATAATATACTAATCTTGATTAGGATCAAATTCAACTTCCTCAGGTAATTCATCTTCAAGAATTTGTCTTTCGATTTCTGCCCAATATTCATCATCTGCTGAAATATCATCTTGAACTTCTCTAAGAACAACTTTCATTTGTCTTAACCATAATGTGAAGTTTCCTGATTTTGATGGGTCATATGGATTAACGATAAGGTCAACCCTTTCGATATCAATTGAGTCAGGTTCATCAAGAATTGCTAAATTATGAGACTTAAGAGTCTTTGGTTTAACAACTCCACCCTTTTTAGTAATTAATTGAATAACTGGTGGATTACTTGAATCCATCTTGATGTTAACTTCGATTTCAAATACCTTTAAATCAGGATTTTCTTCATCGAATTGCCACATAGAATATCTGCAATTACCTTTAGCATCTCTTAATGCTTGTAACATATCTTCTGTTAATACTAAAGTAAATCTAGGTCCAACTTTCTTAAATGGTCTTCCACCATTTTTAGGTGTTACCACTTGTTCGGCACCTTTAAAGTTTCTTTTAATAATTACTGCATTTTTAAACATAACTGCATTAGGACTCTTTTGAGTTCCAAACTGCATAGTTGTTTCTAATGCTCTTTCAAATAAATTTTTTGCTTGATTGTTCATTTTTGTTTCTCCTTTTAATAAATATAAAATTTTAGAAAATGAAAGGCTAGTTGTATAACCAGCCTAAATCATTACTTTGTAATTTTGCACTTAAACATGTTAATTTATAAAGAGCCTTTATATAGTATTTATTTCTATTAAATATACTTTTTCTCAAACCCCTTAACATTAATATTTCGCACTCTTGTATTACACTTGTGACTTTGCTATCAAACAATTTCCTTTCATTTTCATCTTTAAATAAGTTATTATTATAAAAATATTTACATTTTTCCTCGATATAATCGATTAGTTTGGTACAACTATTCAATATTGCATTAGTATGAATAGATTTTTTTCTAATTTCATATAATACTACTCCTATTGCTATACCAATACTTCCTAATATCAATTTGTTTGAATTTTTCATAATTTTATTCACCTCTTTCATAATATGAGGTGTTCTTACTGCGATTAAAATGGCATTTCATTAATCTCTTTATCATACACTGGTGCTCCATTTAAAAACAATGGTGATTGATAAGGATCATCTGATACAAACCATTCATAATCGCCATATTCAGATATAGCAGAAATGGCATTATCTACTAAAACATTATAATATGTTAAATCAATATCATCCATTCTTTCAGATGTGTACACTTCTTCAGATTCAAGCCAACGATATCCTTTTGTGCCAACTACAGCATCCATTCCAAGTGTTCCGTCTTTCTTAAGTTGCTCACGAACTAATAGACCGCCACCTTTACCTTCTTTAATAGGACAGAATAATCCAACACGACCTACAAATTTATAATTATGTAACTTATCTAAAATATCCTTTTTAGACATTGTTGAAAATTCAGGATTTAATTGATTTAAATACTTATCAATCGACTTACGAGATTTATCATCAAGACAAGCATAATCTAAATCACGAACAATATTTCCTTTTGCAATAGAACTGTCAATAGACCATTCATTATCATCAATATTGTTTTGCTTTTCAGATTTATCCCAAATATCTTCTATTTTTTCTCTAATATTTAATTCATATTCCATATCTGGATTATTTAAATTTTCATTCATATCAAGATACATTACAGATTTTACTTCTTTTGCCTCACATAAATCTGGGAATGTAATCTCTTCATGGCTGAAACACTTCTTGAATACATAAGGAATAGCGAACTGTGTACCAGTCGCAGTCCATTGTCCACCACTTTCCTTATTCTCCTTACAGGTTTCAGGACTAGACTCAACATACTTTTTGCCATATAAGCTATAACATTGTTCAACAGTTGAGAATTTAGCAATATAAACAGCATCATTTACTAAGCATATTCTATCGTATGTTGCTTCATGTTCAAAAGTATATCCATATTTTGTCGCAAATTTCATACAGAAATCAATAATTTCTGGTGTAGCATCAGGAATCTTAATTGAATCTGTCTTAATATGTGCAACTTTAAATCCTCTAGCAACAACTTCATCTTGTAATGTTCTCATAAATAACGCACCTCTAAGTGCAACAATATTATTCTCATTACGTGTATCCTTAAATGGATTAGGGAAGTTTGCTGAAGTTAAGCCATAAACTGAATTTATAGCAATTTTTAATGCTTTAGATAATTGTTTAGCAGTTGATTCATCTTCTAAATATTTAGCTAATTTACCATTAAATAATTGTCTAGCTTTATCATATTCCTCGTGCTTAATATAAATTCTTGTGTCCATTAAAGATACGAAATTTTTAGTATACTCACCAAAAACATTCATAGCTTTAATTGAATGTGGATGTAGCGATGCAATATCAAGTAATGCTACGTGACCGTACATGCCTGGTTCTGCATATACATATCCACCAAATCCTAAATCAGTACCTCTATACCAATTATGCTTTTCATATTTTCTAGTTTCTTCATTAAATTTCTTCTCAAAAGTATAACCAGGAAATTCTTCTGATAAATCAGTATAAACTAATGTTGGATTCTTCTCATTACCAAATATAATCTTTGTTGTTAATGTATTTGTTGTATCATTAACACTCATACCAGCCAAATCAGCTAATATTTCTCTGGCTGTAAAATCACCTTGTGTTGCATCCCATACTGCTTCCGTAGATATAACATCGTTATCACAATATTCGGATACTCTAGGCCATAACCGTTCTTCAACTGGTTTATCCCAAGGTAAACCCAACTCTAAATGATGCAATCCTAATTGGATTTCCCATTTTTTCAATGTTTGCTTTTTAGACGAATAATCATATATATCTGTGTATGATAAGTTATATGCATCATTAAAGAATCCTTCTTTATGATATATCATGTTATGACTTAATTTGTATAAATCCAAATTAGAATATCCTAACATAATTGCGTATAAGATATGATTATCGTATTTTCTATTATTGAATCCTACTAATCTATAACTCTCTACAATTTTTTCAATATCATTAGCTGAAGGATTAATTAATCTATACATCATTTTATTATCTAATATCTTATAATTAAGAAATACTACATTCGGAAATACTTCCATGTCGAATATAACTATGGGTTTTGTAGATTCATCTAAAATTTTTGTAGAATCTTCAGCACCGTCTGCAGACTTAAAATGCATTTTTGGTACTAATGACAAACAATAATCTGATTGATTAGTACTTGCTGCTGCGAACCGTATAACCAACGGTTTCATTTTACTTACATCGTATGGTTTTCCGCTTTCATAAGCATCTTCCAATATCTTGTAAATAAAATCAATTGATGGTTTAGTCGCACCATGAATTTCTTTATTTAGATTCTTCCTTATCAGTGCTGAAATATATCTATTAAATTCAACACCTTCTAAATTATTCATGTCGATTTTCTCCTTCTTTTTATCTTGTTTAATAGGTAATCCACCTGTTATTGTATTTATAGGTAAGTCATTACACTCAGTCAATTTTCTTCTTAATGAAGATTTTCCTGTGTATACTTTAATTTCTATTGATTCTGCGTATATACGACTGATTTTAGTAACGTCACCGTTATAAATATAATGTAGATGTATTCCTCCACCTGATTTACTTTTTTCTGCATAAGTAGGTGGAAACTTACTTGCAGCTTCTAAATTTTTTTCGAATGACTTCTCGCCATTCTCATCCTTAATATCAAAATCTATTACAATTAAATTTTCTGGAACTCTTAAATAGTGAACTTTACTTGTATCTAAATCTTTTAATTTAGTTGTTACACTATTCCAATCTTTTTTAGGAATATCATGGTTATTAGCGTACTGTGCAAAACAGTCTGCACAATAAATATCAAGATTTGATTTCTGCTTTTTAAATACTATTTTATATGGTTCTTCTATTTTAGTTTCAACTTCAGTTACAACATTGCCTGACTTTAAAATATCAGATTTAAAGTTAGAGAAGTAACTTCTTAGTTGCTCACCATTAATAGTTATACGCTCATCATAATTCTCAAAATAATTTAATAATTCATTTTTAAAAATTCTTTTTGGCATATAATTTGTGATTTTTGAATCGTCGCAGAATACCTTATAAAGTTCATATGCTTGCTTTAAAGTTATACCATCATTCTTTTTAAATACAGAGAAAGCATCTAATACGAAATTATAAAAATCGTTAGATTCTTCCATCATTAATGTTGGTTTATAGTTTTGATAAAATTGAGGATTTTCTAAATATACATCACGGCAGTGTGCTGCGATATGTCCTAGTTCAAAATCTATCTCTTTCATCAAAGCATTATACTTTGAAAAAGATAATTTCTTACCAGTGGGTCTAATATCAATTAAACGTCTAATCATACCTGACTTAGAGTCAGTTATTTTTACATATTTATTTGTACCAGATATTAAAAATGAAATAAATTTCATAGTATACAAATTCCTATGTTTTTCGTTCACAATCATCTTTTCATGTGAAATTAAACTATTTAATTTTGTATTATCTTCTATTTTACTTAAATCTCCATCGTGTTCGATAGCTACTAAAGGATTAGCTTTAAAAGGTTCCAAAGCAAATGAACTATTTGCACTTCCTAATGCTTTTGAATCAAATATACAATAATATCCATCGAATAATTTTTGGATGATTTCTATAATAGTAGATTTACCACTACCTGGAGGACCATAGAATACAATATACTTTTGAATCCATTTAGAATCTCCTGTAACTATTGCACCTATAGCCCATTCAATTTTATGTAATTCTTCTGGAGAATATAACACTGATGTTAATTCTTTCCATGCTTTACAATCACCCTCTTCTAATGAATAATTAAGCTGTTTACTAGCATAATTTTCTTTAGCGGGTATTTGATTAGCAAATATAAGTGTTTCATCTAGAGCATGATAATTATCTCTTTGCTGTTTTTGGCAATATTTATGCCATCTATCTATTGAACCAGAATCTGCATCCCACATATATAAAACATTTATATGGTCTTCAATTTGGTCTCTATGTTCTCTTACATATTTATCCAGCTCGTTATCAATAATATTTATTGCATCTTCTTCGCTAGTTGACCAATATCCTGCTGATTCATTCCAGATAGCATAAAAATCTCCTCCACGAATCATTAAATCTTTAGATTTGCATATTTTGAACCTCGGATAAATTTCAACAACACCCCTTTTTGTGCTTCTAGTTGAAATCATCAGAAAGTCTAACATAAATTACTCCTCTAATGATTTATCTTCATCTTTCTTATCTTCTTTTTCTTCTTGCTTAAATAATTTTATTCTGGTATTTCCGTTAACAATAACTTCAGCTACTTCAATAACTGCTGTACAAACCATACCAACCATCGCTAAAGCAATAAAAGGATGCTTTATAAAAAACATACTCATAAGTACTTACCTCCTAATTTTTCATCTAGGTACCACATAAATTGATACCATATTTCTGTGTTTCGCATATCTTGTTTTGGATTATCTACTTTAAATAATCCTCCTTCTCCATAATATGAATAAGCATGATTAAATAGATTATTTATACAAGTATTAGCGTAATCTATTTCATTATTACTTAAAAATCCACCAACTAAGTTTTCTAATTTTAAATTAGTAATAATGTCAATAAATATTTCCTGATTAATACAAATATCATCAGTTCCAGCTAAAATATTTTCTTGAGCTCTTATAATCAGAGCAACTATAACTTCCAATAATGTGGGTGGCTCAATATCTAATTCTCTACAAATTTGTCCTTCAGAGTACCCATAATCATCGCCAAACATGTAACGTAAATCTTGAGCATCTTTTTGTCTATTTTCGTCCATATCAATTTGCCATAGAAATACTATACTATTTAGATATGCCAATAATCCACAATATAATTTAATTAATGATTTATCATAAAATATTCTATTAATCATCCAATCAAAATATTGTTCTTTTAAATCCATTATTATTCATCATCGCCAGGATATATTGTTGCACTACCTTTTGGAGCTACCTTTTTAAATTCTCTTTCATCTAAAAGAATTTCATAATCAATTCTATATCTTTCATTTCTTACATATAGAACATCTTCTAAATATAATCCGAATTTATCTAAAGTTTTATCTCCTACTGTATTTTTAATGTCCTTAATAACGTTATACTGATCGTCGGCTAAAACGCCATCAGCATAATAGTTTAATGTCTGTACATCGTAGTCGCTATCAGCATATTCTTCTGGAGTAATTACATATGGTTCATTATAATTACTTGGCGTTTCCTCCTTTACTTCATTTGCTTGTTTATAGTTAGCAGATTTATTAAGATATTTGCTAATATCTTCTTGTTTTTCTTTTAATTTGTCATAATTTATTGAATCTTTATCAATTAAATCTTCTTTTTTTTCTGCTACTTTTTTCTTTGAAGTTTTCTTTTTAACAACAGTATCAGTATCCGCTCCATCTGCTCCAACAATTGGCTTCTTATTGGATTCCTTTAATTTTTCTACTTTTTCATCATAATATTTTTGAAGAGATGTCTTAACTGATTCAACTTCCTTATCAGCTATTTTACGATATTTCTTTTTATATATTGTTCTTCCTACAAAATATCCAGCTGTGGCACCAGCTGTTAATGATACTAAACTTATAATAAATGTTTTCATATTTTATCTTATCCTTTCAAATAATATGTGAAAGATTCTTTGCTTGTACCATCCAATACAATATTTCCATCACAATTGAATGAAAGCATTACATCTTTTTCCTCATTATCGAATAATGTTTTTCCAATATCATTATAATTACCTAACTCATCAGATATACCGAATGAAACCCAAGAACTTCTATTTGGATTATATGGATCATAAATCCATCCTACTATTCTGGATGCAGCTAATAAATCTTTGTTAATGCATCCTTCAGGATAATCTAATAATTTAAAAATGTCATATAAGAAAATATAACCTTGCATTTTTAATGTAATATTTGCTTGCTTTTGACGCTCCATTAATGTTTCATAATTTGTTCTACCATTTTTGCTCCAAATATTTGATGCTGCATCAAACCATAATTCCCAAGCACCACCAGAATGTGCTCTCTTTGTATCTTCTAATACTTCACTTATTTCTCCAGTATCAGGGTCTACAACTTGCTTTTTACCTTTTCTAATATCTCTATAAATTTCATGTTCAACTTCTTCTCCATACTTTTCTTTCACACGAGATCTGTATGATTTGAATGCATTTTCTAAAGTTACTATTGTAGCTCCTAAAGCAATTTCCTTATCTTTCATTGCTTTATAGCCAGTTCCCATAAATATTAGAGAAGCCGTAGTTAAAATTACTGGTATAGAATATACTTTGCATAATTCTAAGAAAGTTTTACCTTGAATCTTTCTAATCTCTTTCTTATGTTCGTCTACAGAAACAACTTTATTTAATACTTTTTCAGTATCGTTTATTTCTTCTTTTAATTTATTAATTTTCTTATTAGCAGGAATTAATATTTTTTCTGCCTTAGGAGCCTGCTTAGCCATAGCAACAACTGCTGCAATTTCTAATACTCCTGAAACTATTGTAAATATCAAGCCTTTATTCTTTTCAAATTTAAATTGAGCTTGCTTCATAAAACCTTTAAAATTCATTTTTGTTTCTCCTTCTATTCTAATGGAATTACTTTTGGTAATTCTATAATATATTTTCCATCGTTAGTACTACTAACATATGCGTTATCTAAATTTCTCCATCCATATTTATAATCAACAAATGAGAATTTAGCTCCACTTAATTCGTATAAATCAGCAACAGATGCTACCTTATACGTATCAAGATTTTCTTTTAATCTTAGTAGTACTTCTTCTGCGTCACCTCTATCGTCAAAATATAATGTTCCAATGTTATAAACATTACTAGGCTTTGACACTATAGGTTGAGACTGCACTGTTGTGGACCTTTGTCCATTTATACCAGACCAATAACTAATTCTAGCAGGTCCATTATTTTGATTAGGCATCGGTTTATCACCATTGACCCAAAAATGTAAAATATTAGTACCTGTTTTGCATATAGCATCTTTAGTATTTGGTACTACTACACGCTCGAAAGCATATTTAATTGCATCTACAAGGCTTCCTGTAAAAAATAATTTTAAGAATTTTTTACCTTCGCTCTCTTTATCTATTTTAACTTTACCAGTTAATTGCACTGGTTCATTTTTTTCATTCATGATGTTTCTCCTTTTTGAAAATTTAAAAAGAAAGGGTAAACGTTACGCTTACCCTAACTTTTGTTAAGAATATGAACAAATCTTTTATTCTACAACTGTTTCTTCTTCAGTTTCAGTATTAGTATCATTTTTCTTATGACGTTTCTTTAAAACCAAGTATGTAACTCCGGCTACTAATAATACTAAAACTGTGCTACCTGCTACAATTAAAGTTTTCTTACTACCATTATTAGCTACTGGTTCAGATACTCCTTCTACTGCATTTTCTAATACTGTTGGTTGAATATTTGTGTTGTTTTCCATTATTTTATTCCTCCTTGTTATTATATTCTACCATTAAATAACTTGTATATTTTGCGACCCCAAGTTACTCAAAATGTTTGGGTCTTGTATTATAACGAATCATTCCACAAGGAACATCTTCATCATTTAAAACAGCATCTAAAGATATATCAATAATGCCGTTTCTACCATTAGTTACATCCCATCCTAACTCATCTGAAATATCAGTTTTAGACAATCCTAACTCAATAAGCCATTCAGTTAATGAAACCTTACCATCAAAACTACCCAAAGCATCTGCATTTAAATTATTAGCAGCTTTTTGGATTTTTGTCCAGGTAGATTTAAAGAACCTTCCTGTAAGTGGCTCATAAAATACTGTATCACCATCTTTAGATACCAGCATTATATCACTATTTGTTGCTTTTTTAGCATTGTCTTTAGATACCTCAGCTCCAATCTCATCAGCTTTTTTCTCACCAAGTTTTTCTTTTGTTTTATCGATATACTGTTGGAAAGCTACTTCTGTTAAATTATAAGCAGCACCTAAAGCTGCAAGACGTTTATTTCCAACTTTTATAGAATAAATGATTACGCCGGTGCTAAGTAATGTATTTAATATAGGAAGTAATAATACTTTCCATTTTTTCTTGATTTCTCCCTTTTTAATCTTTTGACCAGTTTTAAACCATAAATAACTGCCCAAAACCATACCATCTACAATACCAACACCTGCTAAAATATTGGTATCATTTTTCTTTAAAAAATTTATTAGTTTATTATTACTCATTTTTAACTCCTGATTCTTAATCTTTTTTTGTCATATATACATGTTCTTTAAATTTATCTGGATTTCCTAAATATCCATCAGTGTATTCTTCTTTAGTAATTTCCCCGTGAACATAATCATACCAACGATCTGGATTCCAAACTGGTGTTTCGAACCAATACAACATTCTAGCACCATTTTCATCTGGTTCAGCAATATCTAAATGCACCCAGTAATATTCACAATAGTCGCCTAAATAATCAAACGACCACCCAAAATTTAATTTTTCAGGTGTTAAATTATGACTGAGAGGTCTTCCTTCGCATAATTTTAAAAATTCTCCGATTGTAATATATCCTGTACATTCTCTTCCTGTACTATACCAACAGCCATTACCTGACATATCTTCATTAATCATTATCATGGCTTTGTGTATGTTTTCTATTTTAGCATAAAAATAGCCGATGTGTTCTTCCCAAAACAATAATTCATTTGCCTCAGGTTCTTCTGTTGGGGCTTTATATGCATCTTTCATAATAGATGCCTGTATTTTTTTATCAGCATCTATGCCAAGAGTTTCTTTAATTTTACTTTTATACTTTCTTAAACTTGTATCTAACATAGTAGCTGTTGCAATCAGTGATGCCTCTGTTTTGTAAGATATAATTTTTGAAAATATACCACTGATTAATGTTGTTGAACCAACTATTAAAGATGTCTTATAATTCTTTAAAAATACGTAAGCTTTTTGTTTTTTAGTAGCATTTTCCTTAAGTTTTTCTTTTTCTTTTAAATATTTTTTCGTATCATTTATTGTTAATACAAATGTAGCAACAACGCCAACTGCATTAAGTAATGATAGTCCTAAACTAAGCATTCTTTTATTTTGTGTTTTCATTATTTCTCCTTCTAAAAATAATCATATAATGTATTTAAAGTAATTAAAATTAAATTCATTATTTTTATAACTTTATCATTTGTTGCATCTTTTCGACAAGCTTCAACCGACATTATATAGTCAAATATAACTTCTTTCGGTTCCATTGTTGGATTTTCCATACATCTTAGAATAGCTTGCTCAGATGCATATATTTCAGTGCATCTCCTTTCTTTATGCACTTGTGTCCACCACGATTTTGGATATGTGTATCTTTTATATACGTACATTATCAAATCGTCTAAGGTCTTATTTTTCATTATTAACTCCTTAAAAAAGACTAAGAGCAAATGTTTATACATCTACTCTTTATCTTTTTATTTAATAAATAATTCGCCAGTTTTTTGTATAACGGCATCCAATTTTGTTACTTTATTCGGAACTATTCCATTTTCTTGTCTTTCGAAATGTAATTCATTACAAGCTAATATGAAAGAAAGTACGACTGTTGTCGCAATACCAGCTAACTTTACTCCAAATATAGCTAAATCTCTTCTCTTCTCTTTTTTGAACATTTCTTCTTGTTTCTTTTGATTTATTTCTATTGTTTTTATTTCTTTTTCTGTCAATTTTTCTTGAATTGAAAGCTTTAACATTTCTTCTTCATGACGATTAGATTCTTTAATAATATCGTTTTGAAGTTTAAGATTTTCATTTTCAGCTTTCTTTAAATCAATATTTAATTGCTTCTTTCTGCATGTTCTATCAAAAGTGTTTCTTTTTATGCTCTCCTCGAGATTTGATTCATTAACTATCATTTGATGAAGTTTCGATATATTGCCTACAGCAATAGTGTACTCTTTCAAATCTGTTGATAATGGTTGTACATTATCTAATGCCGATGTTAGTTCACTTTCAAGTTTTGTTTTTGTTTCTTTTGCCATTTAAATTTTCCTCCAAATTTTTATTTTTTTCCACTATAGCAATTGATTTTTATGCGTTTACATAATTTTTCTTGATTACCTTTAAAGAAATATCTTTATGCTTAGATAATTCTTCTAGGTTACATGTCAACTCTAAAAATATCTTTGGAGGTTCGTTTTTTTCAGATTTGTCGATTCTCAATGAGCCAAAATATAATGTTTTTGTCCTCTTTTGCTTACCGACTAAATATCCTATACATAATATTCCACCTGCGGCAATACTATTTAACAATATTTTTTTTACGCTTTTTATTTTTTTCATTATAATAGCCCTTCACGTATTGTTTTTCTTCTTTGGTAGTATCCCTTTTAAGTAGTAATGAAATATCTGTTATTGCGCAATCATAACTTTTATTATGCTCACAAATTATCTTAACTGCATCATCATGAGTTAATGTTCCATTTTCGAAATCATCAACTAAATTCCAGAATTCTTCATCTGTAAATTGTCTCATTTTATTAACTCCTTATTTATAAATACGTTGTTTACTACTTTAGGTTCTTTTAATCTTTTAGAATTACTAATATTAGTAGCTATTGTAACAATGTTTGATAATGTCATTGTTATACCTATTGCTACCATAACAATAGTAATGATTTTCATTTGGTTATTGCCATCTGATATAAATTTATCTGCTGAGCGTGTTAATTTTCCAACATTTTCTTTTGTTTCTTCGATTGCTTTTTCAGCTTTTTCTTTAGTTTTCTTAAAGAATTCCATAATTATTTAAAATATAAAACCCATGATGATACTATCGTCCAGATAAATATCAACATAGCTACTGTATCTCCTTTACTAAGTTTGCATTTATGTAATAAATTATCTAATAAATCGTATAATACGAATGCAGCTAAAAAGCCGAATATTATTGATGTTATTATTGGTAAACTTATCATTTTATTTTCTCCTTAATTATTTGATGCCAACGCTAGGAGCATTACTAACATCGCGTCCTTTATTTGGCGCAGGCTCTCTAAATTTTGAAGCTGCTTCATCAGCTTCAGCTTTAATGTCAGGTAGAAAATAACCATCATTGTCAGGTAATTTTAAAATTTTAATACCATAATCACGAGCTAGCTGACATTCAGCAATAACTCCTTTGTAATTCCATTCACCAATATAATCATCGATCTGCACAAATATATCACATTGTGCCATTTGTTTAATAGCATAACTTAAATACCACAATGGTTCTTTTTTAATCATATTTGGTTGAGATGCATTAATTCTCTCGATTTCTTTTGTAATTAATGGATTAAAATTATGCATAAACTCAATTGTCTCATTTGGATAAAAGATTTTAACAAAATCCTCCATTTTTGTAATAGTTTCTTGAATTGCTTCATCTGTTCTACCTTTCATAGGTAGACTTAAAAATACTTTTTTCATTGTTTTTCTGTCTCCTCTTGTTTCTCTTTTCTAGAAAAAATAAAAGGACTAGTTATTTTCTAGTCCAAATCTTTTTCTTTTTATCATATGTCAATTTTTTCATGAAGTCATATCTTTGTAAATTAGTCATTCTTGACCATTCATTAGATGTGATGACTCCTCCTTTTGGCATTTTTTGATTTCTTCCATTTCTTTTCATATGTTTTTATACCTCCAACAAATAATATGTTTTTTATGCGAAAATAATAGAGGCAATGTTTAAGCCTCTTTTATTTCTTTATTTTCTTCTTTTTCTTTTTGTTTTGTTTCAATTTTGTCTAGCAATTTATTTGTTGCTCTGGTTACTAATACAGATATTGCCGGTATTAGTAATCCGGAGATAATAATTGCTACAATATTTTTTTTCATTTTTATGTTCCTCTCTTTCATAATATAAAATGTTCATGATGCGAGAAAAAATAAGAGGCTAATATTTAGCCCCCTACTCGTTTACGTCTACTTTAGATATTAATAATAATTGACCTAAACTTATCGTAATTAATCCTGTTGTAATATATAAACCTCTTATAATACCATTAACAGCTGATTCATACTTTTCTCTAGGTGTCTTTTTTTGTTTAATTTTTTTACCATTTTCATCAAATAATTCAACTTTTTCTTTATTTGACTTATACATTGGTTCCTTATTTTGTGCACCTAGTGCTAAGTTAGTTCCTCCTGTAAATGCTAATGCGGCTCCCATTACATCTTTAACAATAATTTTTTTAATGTTTTCGTTCATTATTTTTATACCTCCATTTAATAGTATGTTTTTTATGCGAGAAAAAATAAAAGCAGACGTTTAAGCCTGCTTATTATCCAATATGAAACAAATGGTGCTTTGACCATATAAATTTAGATATGGATACACATAGTCAAATATTTCCATATCCAAATAATGTTTCATAGGTTCTGATTCAAGATATCTTCTTGATACCTCTAGGGTTGTGTTTCCGAATAGTGTTTTTACTACAAATCCACTATCGTTTCCTGGACCAATCTCTATTCTGTCCAAATATTGTCTTAGTGTTTCAGTTTTTTGTTTCTCCATTTTTATCCTCCATAGAAAAAATTAAGAGTGAATGACTATTTAAAGCTAGGATACTTGGACTTGCCAAGTTTCCATTATTCCACTCTCCACTATGTTAGTTGTTTTTGATGCGATTTAATCATATTAAATCTTCGAGATAAGCATATGGATTTTGCTCTACTGTTTTCATAACTATTCGAATACCTCTTCTAATTCATTTTTTAAATCACTTAACAGTATTTCTCTATCTTTATCTAAATCATCATCTAATCTTCGCCCAAGACATTCTTGTTTTAACATAGCTTTAGTATCATAGCCTCTTAACATAAGATTATCTAATGTAGCTTGAACGCCATAATCAAATGCTTTATTTAAAATTTCTTCAAATTCTTTAACAAATTTCTTTCTTGAGAAATCTTTATCTTTCATTCTTCCACCTCTTTAATGTTTCAAATTCTTCTTCGGTAAGCCACAAATCTTTTCTTAATAACCATTTTTCTTTACCTTTACAATAATCTTCATAGTTCTTATAAAGTTTAATATCCTCTATATCAACGTTCTTTTCAAAAATAATCTTTAGCACCTTTTCTTGCTCCTGTGCTTTTAGTAGGGTTTGCTCTATCTTATTCCAAACTTCATAACCATAATCATATCCTGCATTTATTGTTTTAAATTTTATTATTTTAAAATCTTCCAATGCCTCACTAGGCTTAGCGTTGTCTATTGCTTCTATGCGTTTTAAAGCATTTAATACTAAATCGAAATCTTCGTAATATGGGTATATACTATTTGTGTACCGTCTATAGGCACTTTGTTTTCCGGCTTTGTTCATTGAGAACGTTGTCTCAATCCTCTCTAAAGCTTCAATTACTTTATTCATTTTTTAATTCCTCCTCGTTAAATTAAATATAGTAAGCAAGTCAAATAATGTATCACCTGGTCTAACCAATAAGGCATTACATATATTGTTTTTTGCTTTCCTTTAAGATATATAAACATATGTATCTTTTTAGCTTTTAATAAATCTATTATTATGTGCAAAGAAATCAATGGTATAAGTTGCCATACAAATCCAAAACATATATAAAATGGAACTGCATATAAAAAGCAATGCGCCAGTAGATGATAAAAATTATTGCCCTTTGTCTTTGCTAAATAATCTACTTGTAATACATAATCACCTAATAAGTGACATAGTATTAGTTTAAAAATCAATTCAAAATATGTCATTTGTTCCTCCTTTAATCTTTTACTCCAATATGGAATAACCAATAAATTAATTTTACACTCCATAATAATAAATTATATAATGGAAACATCAATATATATAAAATAAATACGACAATTGCTCCGCCTTTATTTATTCCATGTACGTCCATAAAATCTGAAGGTGTTTCACAGTTGCCTATACCTCTAAAAGTATCTGCAATCATTAATATCAACCACATAACATTAGCAAATGCATATAATATTAAAAATACTATTAACCAACTAGGCATTTCCATTATTTAATTTCCTCCATTTTGGTAACATTTCAATCAAAAATGTTACAAAGTCTTCCTTACTTAAAACATATACATCACTCACATTAGTATCTTTGTATTTGTCGTATAAGAATTTAGCTAATTCATCCTCTTGTTTTTTTGCAAAACTTTCGGTCATTGTTTCAAAAACTATTTCTGTTTGTGATTTAATTATTGTTCCATCATTTTTGCGTAACTCTATACCTTGAGGTTTGAAACCTAGATGGTATCTTTTCATTATTTCTTTGTTCATATTATTTTACCTCTTTCTCCGCTATTTTTTACAAAAAAAATAAGGGCATTGGCCCTTAAAATTGTTCTAATAATAATTCTATATTTTCATTACCACACATTTCCCAATGTTCTCTATTAAATACAATATAACCATTATCAGTCATTTCTAAATCTTGTACTTCCATTCTATTATAATCTTTTTCAATTAATTTTGTTCTACTAAAATTTTTATACTCTATTTCAGCTACAAATTTTCCTTTTCTATTAATTTTTACTATGTTTCCTTCATTTTTTAATTCAATTAATTTTCTTATTATTTGGATTATACAATCCATTCTTTCTAAATTTTCATTATTAAATTTTTTAAACATTTCTATTTCTTTTTTCTTTTTCATTTTATTTTCCTCTCTTTCATAATACGAGGTGTTCTTACTGCGAGAAAAAATAAAAGGCTATTGTTTAGCCTCTTTGTTTCCATTTACTAACCAATTCATTAAGAACATTGGCCATAATATTAAGTACATTAATATTACAATATATAGTTTAACGATTGATTTAAATAGTACAAAGCCACTAATAAATAACCCTTTGCTTGATTCCATAAAATTATTTTTTAATGTTATATTTAAATTTGTCATTTTACATTCCTCTCTTTCATAATATTAATTGTTCTTACTGCGAGAAAAAAATAAGGGCAAATGCCCTTTATTTCTTAAATTTATATACTTTATAACCTAATTTTTTTAATCTTACTCTCTTTGCATTTATAGATTCTTCACTTCTACCTATTTCCTTTGCTAATTCTTTTAATGTCATTTTAGGATTTATAATCCTAACTATTTCGGCTTCCGTCCATAATTGTTTATGCTTTGGTGCATAACTTGTTTCTGCATAACTTGCTGTTACTACGTTTTTGTGATACTCTTTATTATCTTCACGATATTTTTTAAATTTTTCTTCATTTTTTTCGTAATATTCTTTTTGTCGTTCTCTTATTTTTTCTTTATTATTTTTATAATACTCCTTAAAATATTGTTTTCTTTCTTCTTTTTTCATTTTATTTTTCCTCTCTTTCATAATATTAATTGTTCATGATGCGAAAAGAGAAAAAATAAAAAGGCTAAGTTAAGCTTTAGCCTCCTTCATATCTTTTAATTCCTTTTTAAGATTTTTAATTTCTTCTTCAAGCTTCTTATCCTTCTTATTATATAGTTTACTTTCAATTTTGTTTAAAAATTCTGCTGCTTTGCCAATTCCGTATATACCATATACTAATATTAGTAAAGCTATCACTGATTTTAAATTTAACATAATTTTATCCTCCTTTTCTTCATAATATCATTTGTTTATCTTGCGATATGCCGTTCTATGAGAAATCGAAAAATATAAAAGCGTATAATTATACATTTCGATTTGTTATAGAAAATAAAAAAAGAAGAGTATTAATTACTCTTTCTCTTTTTCTTCTTCTTGAAAATATAATTCTTCATAATATTTTACTTCTTTTTCTGTTTTGTTTATTTCTTCATACATTGCATTAATATAATCCGTATTTTCCATATTAATTTCTTTTGCTTCTTTAATCTTTTCGTTTAACATTTTAATTTTGTTTCTTAGATTAATAATGTAATTATTGATTTCATTTTTTGTCATTTTTATTCACTCCATTCTTTTGCTTTTTTCTCATAATTACTTATTGATTCACTTGCTTCATATAACATGTTGTAAAACTGATTAGCTTTTGCTAAATCTATAAAATTCTTTTCAAATAAATTATTTATAATTATTACTGTGTATTCTAATGTTTCTTTTTCTTTTTGAATATTATCATTATATTGTATTACTCCTTCGTAAAATTCAATTTCATCTTTTTCTATTGCTTCTATTATTTTACCACCTTTTTCACATAAATTATTTAATTTTTTAATACTTTCCATAAGTTCATTTTTTAATGCTAATTCCATTGTTTTCATTTTTAAAGATTTATTAAATTGTTCTGCTGTCATTTTATTTTTCCTCTCTTTCATAATATTAATTGTTCTTACTGCGAGAAAAAATAAGGGCGAATGCCCATTATTTCTTAAATACATATAATTTATATCCCAACTTTCTTAATCTTACTCTCTTTGTTATTATAGCTCCTTCACTTCTACCTATTTCTTTCGCTAATTCTTTTAATGTCATTTTTGGATTTAGAATCCTAACTATTTCATCTTCTGTCCATAATTCCTTATGTTTTGGTGCATAACTTGTTTCAGCTAATCTTGCCTCATCACGTCTCAAATTTTTTTCATAATTCTTTTCATTATATTCTTTTTTCTGTTCTTTTATTTTTTCTTTATTCTTTTCACGATATTCTTTTATTTTTTCTTTTAATTTTTCTTTATTCTTTTCACGATATTCTTTTTTCTGTTCTTTTATTTTTTCTTTATTCTTTTCACGATATTCTTTTATTTTTTCTTTGTTTTTTAATCTCCATTCTTTCATATATTTTTTTCTTTCTTCTTTTGTCATTTTACATTCCTCTCTTTCATAATATCACTTGTTCATGATGCGAAAAGAAAAAAAAATAAAAAGCCATGTATTTAATACGTAACACGACTTTTTATGTAAAATCTATTTCTTCATCGCCAAATAGTAACAAAGAGCTTTACCTTCTCTAGCATCTTTATCCATTAAGAATTTCTTAGCCAATTTAGTATATGTACTAACTTCATTAGGAACAGCTCCATAATAGTCGCTATACATCATATTCATAACATAATTCCAATCATATTCGTTGAATGTATCAAAAGTTATATTATTTTGTTTAGCTACTGAAGTTGTTTGTTCTAATGTCCAATGTGCACCAGTAGTGCCATCTTCATTAACCATATTTCTAGTGGCTTTTTCTAATAGCCATGTACTAAAATGCATACCATGTATCTCTTTATATAAATATGTCTCTAAATCTTCATAGGTTTTAGGATTAGTTTCTTTAAGCATAGATAGAGCATCATCCGCAAATTCTTTAAGCTGTTCACATGATGCTTCTTGTAATAAATGTTTATGCATATGTACTCCTTAGTCTGTGATTGTTATAGAAACATTTGACGTAGTAACAACAGAATCACTATCGTTTACTAATGATATAACTGGCATGCCCTCATGACATAATACTCTTATTACTCCGGATAAAGTTACTGTTCGTACCTCGGTATCAGCAGTAGTTATAGTTTCAGTTGCTGTAATTCCTGGTACGTTTACACCATCTTTCTGTATTGCGAATGATATATTACCTGGTGTAGCTGCTGTAAATGTTACATTTGCAATAACCTTATAATATCCAGGTCTTCGTAATACAACACTGTTATTAAACCAGAAAATAGATTGACCTACTCCCTTGTTAATAGAATTTGGTACTATAGCGTTTGGTTGCACTACAGTATCGTTTACATTTGTCAAATAAATTCCACTCATAATTTTTCCTCCTTAAAATTGGACATAAGAGGGCTATATACTAACCATGGTAGCCCTCAAATATCCGTACGACTTGTGTGCCTGCTTGGCTTTTTTTACTTCATTAACTTATTAGTTGTTGAAACCACCACATCCGCAATTGCAGAATGGGTTTGAACCGCTTGTATAAGTTGTAGCTGAAGGATAACGAACAACGTTAGCTACTGCTTGATTTAATTCAAGTTTATGAATCTTATCTTGCATAGCTTCAATCTTATTAGTTGTGATTAAATCACGAGTCTTTTGACCATCTAATAGAATTGCTTCTTTAATAGCTGCAGTATTCATAGCGCCATTGTAGTTTACACCATCAATAGCTCTTAATTGTGCACAGCAACATTCATTCTCCTTAGCTAATAAATTAGCTTGACCAACTGCTAAACCAGCTACATCTCTTTGTAATTCAGAGTACTTATCGTTTAAAGCACCTACTACATCATGATAAACTTGGTTAGTTGTTGCTACTGATTGTGCTGTACCTGCATTGATTGCAGTAATAATGTCTCTATTTTGATTTTGTAAATCATTGAAATTGAAACCATTATTTACATCTTCTGCAGTTGCTGGTCTAAAGCCTAGGTTATTAGCTCCGAAACCTCCGAAGCCATTACCTCCCCACATTAATGCTAGAATAGCAAATAACCATAAGCCATTACCGCCAAAGAATCCATCGTTGTTACCTCCAATATTGTAAGTAGGAGTAATACCATCCATGTAACAGTCGCCTCCTCTCTTTTAATATTTATAATAATCATCTAAATATCAATAGGTGTCGCTAGCTAACACCAAATATTAAGATGTTATTACCCAGTAATTGATTTGATAAACTCTTGAGGATTTAATCCTCGTTGTTGACACATCGCATTAAAGACTTGTTCAGGAGAATACCCTTTATTTAACAAATCCATAATCGGTGCCATTCTAGGGTTATTTCGAGCAATATTTTGGAACACTTGCATAGGATTATTAGATTTTGATAATATTTTATAAATATCTTTTAAATTATTAGATGAACTACCAGTATTAGGTTTAGAATATGTTCCAGCACGACCATCGAAAAATGGATTAGACATTTTCTTTAGTCTCTTTTCTTACTGGCTTATCTAATTTTTTAAGTAGTTCGTCTAAACGTTGATTTAATTTGTTTATGTCTTCTTTTGAAGCATACATTGGTTCACCAGTTGGTTGAGGTTTTGTAAGTTCGATTATCTTTGCCTCATCAACTTCGTCTAAAACAAAATAACGAATATTACAGTTACCTAAAGCATCTGCGGTTTTCTTATAACATATTTGGTTTTTAGCATCCATTAATAGCATTGATTGATTTGGCATAATTGGATATGCCTTGGCACCTTCTATTCCATCTACAAATGTATATTGTTGAATTGGATAGTAGGGTCCGTTATTATTATAATTATTATATGGAGGTATCATCTGTGATCTAATACATTCCAATGTTTAACAATTGTTTCAATCAATTTACTAATGACATACTGTGCTAGGAAATATGGTATACCTAATTCATTACATTTTGCTTCAATTTGACCCATAACGTATTTTTTCTTATCCTCAGAACCTTGAATATGGTCTTCAGCATAGCGCATTGATACATTAAGTGTCTCTGTTAATTTTTTGATCCAACCGTGCTTTATTCCCATCACTAGGAAATATATCAATAAAGCGATTGCTGCTACAGCCAAAGCTATAGTATATATCAATTCTAGTTTAGTCATGCTCTTCTACTCACCTCTGCTTTAGTTTCAAGCTTTACTACACGCTTGTCTATTTGTTCGATTTTATTTCCCATACTATCAATTTTTAAATTTTGTTCCTTCATGTGTTCTTCAAATTCTTTATCTTTTTCAGACGCATTCGTAAGTGTCACCTGCAAAGCTTTGATATCAGTGTTTAATTTGATAACTGGTGATACTACGATTTTAGCTATAATAGCCGCCCCTCCTAATAAAGCTAATACTGCCCCTATAAATAAGCCCATAAATGTATTACTATCCATCTATATTCACCTACAATTCTATTTAAACTATTTCTGGATCATATTGAAATAACTCGAAATAATATTCGCCAGAAATATCATGTGTTCCAATTCTATCAAGAGTGATGTATGTCGTATCGGGATTATCTCCTGAAATCAAGACAAATGCACCTACATCATTATAATTTTCGTCTAAATATAGCCCATATAATTTTTCGTAATCAAATATAGCTGTACCACCTGTATAATGAGCATTATTTACTCTAAATAATCTACATTCGTGCACTGAACTACCTATGTCAGTATACCAGCTTGGATCATCTCCAGATTTTATATGGTCAATTACATCAGAAGCACTTGGATATCGTTCAGGATGTTCACCAGTATTCCAATTACTTAACTCTGATACAAACATAAAATGTCCGTCAGAAGCATCAACTAATACTAATCTTAATCCAGTGTAAAAGGTTGCTCCTGTAGCGCCTGTTTCTCCCTGAGGACCTGTAGCTCCTTGAGGACCAGTTGCACCTGTAGCTCCAGTCGGACCTGTTGCGCCTGTAGCTCCCTTAGGACCAGTAGCACCTTTTGGACCTAAAATATTATTTACATAAACCCATTTAGCTTGGTAGTTTAATCCAGGCTCAACACAATTATATGTATTACCTGAGTCTATATTTAAATACATATCTCCTCGATGAGCTAAATATACATCCGAATTTGTAAATATAGTAGGTATAGTAGAAGTTCCATATATACGAGTACCAGTATACCATTTTGATGATATTCCGTCAGGACCAGTTGCTCCTATCGGTCCTGTAGCTCCTTGTGGTCCGGTTGCACCTGTAGCTCCTATAGAACCAACCAAGTTCGCTTTATAGCTAACTGCTATAGTTGTAGTACCAATAGCATCGATTCTAAATAATAATCCATTCGATGAAACTAGTAAATCTCCTATACTTATAGTATGTCCAGTAACCTTTACAATATTTGATGTATTCATACCTGTTGCACCGGTTGTACCTGATTGTGATGTATACCATATATTTGTACCATCAATACCATTAGGACCAGTAGATCCGGTTGCTCCAGTAGATCCGGTTGCTCCAGTTGAACCGGTTGCTCCTGTAGCTCCAGTTGAACCGGTTGCTCCTGTAGCTCCTTTAGGACCTGTTGCACCTTGAGGACCTGTTGCACCTACATCTCCCTGAGGACCTGTTGCACCTTGAGGACCTGTTGCACCTACATCTCCCTGTGGACCAGTTGCACCTACATCTCCCTGTGGACCGGTTGCTCCTGTAGCTCCTTTAGGACCTGTTGCACCTTGAGGACCTGTTGCACCTACATCTCCCTGTGGACCAGTTGCACCTACATCTCCCTGTGGACCAGTTGCTCCTGTAGCTCCTTTAGGACCTGTTGCACCTTGAGGACCTGTTGCACCTACATCTCCCTGTGGACCAGTTGCACCTACATCTCCCTGTGGACCGGTTGCTCCTGTAGCTCCTTTAGGACCTGTTTCACCTTGAGGACCTGTTGCACCGGTATCACCTGTATCACCTGTATTACCTTTTAAATGATCAAATGTAAAAGTAACTACTGAACCAACGGCAGTTGCACCAACAGTAGGCGTTCCTGGAACATCAATATTAGGTCCTGCTGAAACACCAATTGCCGATATTGCACCTACATCATCAGCACTTAAATTTACATTGCCAGTACTATATGATGAATTTTTAGAACCTTTAACTCCTGTAACAACATCATCGGGGGTTTGTAACCATTTCCAATTAGACTTTGTACTAGCAGGAGTATTTGTTAATATATAAGTTTTCTTTTCATCTGTTCTTATACAAATATCTCCTTTTTGAGCATCTGTTAAACCAAGCATTTCGTTTTCTGAAGCACAAGTATAAGTATCTGTGATTGCTACAGCTGGAATATATTTTGCTTTTATTAAACCATTATTATCTATAATATCATGACCTTTTATAGTTTCAGCATCCAATGGTAAATCTACTTTATCGCCGGATAATGATGTTTTTACTCTAGGTCTATAACTCATTTTTGAACCTCCTATTTTTAGAATATCTATTTATTAAATTTCGATAATCTTATTTTTGTATCTTCTTCTAAATGATACCATCCTTCATTCTCGTATAAATTTAATACATCATTGAAGAATTTTTCATATTTAGGTGCTATATTTTCAAGTGAGAATTCCTCACCTTTTTTTCTACATTTTGCATAATCTATTTTACCTTGATAGCAATCTAATGCAGCATTAATATAATCGTCAAAAGTACGACATCTATATCCAGTAACTCCATTTTGATTGTTTTCAGCAAATCCTCCCCAATCAGAAGTAATTGTAGGAGTTCCACATAATAGATTCTCAATTTGAACACCACCAAATGGCTCTAAATATTGTGATGGCAAGAATGATGCAATAGCATTTTTCATCAATTCTGATCGTTGCTCAGTACCAACGGAACCGACATATTCTATCATATCATCCCATTTATAGTTCTGATATTCATCACCTAATTGACCTGCGATTTTTAATTTTACACCAATCTGTTTGCAAACTTGAATAGCAATATTAACACCTTTACCATTATATACTCTTCCTAAATATAAGAAATAAGGTTCTTTTGATTTTAATCTACTATCTTTGTCACCATTATATTCGAAATCTTGCAAATCGAAATAATTTGGTATTACTACATCATAGTTATTCTGTTTACAATAATCTACACTGCTAAGTCCACAATATGCACTATATATAGAATAAGATTCAAAAACCTTATATTTTGTCCATATTCCGGATCCGTAACCTATACCTGGTTCAATAGTTATTAAATCAGGAAAAGCATCACAAATAGGTTTTACACCAGAACCCCAGAAAGGTAAAATAATATCATTAGGTTGCTTTCTCTTTTCTATTTCTTCAATAGCATTTTTATAAAATGTTTGATAGCATTCATCTTGAACACTATATTTAAAAAATTTAGAACGATATGGGTGGTCTCCATATACTTTTTTATGAATATCATTAGAAACCACCACAACGTTCTCATCACATTCAGGATTAGAACCTTCTACTCCATAATGTATAATATAATGTCCTCTATCATGCATCATTTTACAAAATTTATAAGCTTTTTGAGTATACGCGCACATAGTATAGTCTAAATTAGTCTTTGTATGCGGTATACCCAAAACGTGAAATCTAAATTTTCTCATATGTGTTTTCCTCTACTTTCTCATTATATTATTTACTTTTCAAAGATCTCTAATTCTTCGATAAGACTATGCAATTCATCTTGTCTAGCGCGTTTTACTGTACGTTCTAAAATGTAGTCTAGCCAACGGGAATCAGATTTCTCCCATTCACCTATTACGATTTTATTTACTTTCCAATCATTATCTTTAAACCATTGTTGGATTTTACGTAATTCTTTTTTATAGAGTGAAATTTGTTTTTTGGATTGTTGTTCTTGTTGGAACTGATTTTTTATAGTTTCATAGTCTGGATTTGGCACCAATTCTCCATTTTGCCACATTAATTTACCATCTGATAGATTTAAAATATCTTTTGATGAAACAGATAAATACGCTGGGTTATTCGAATATAGATTGAAATCATTTTCTATAATAATATCAAATCCAGAATTATATTTTTTTAAGTACATTATATTTTCCTCCTAGATAATTAATTATTTTCCATAGATAATGCAAGTATACGTGCTCTAACAATCATATCCGATAAAGTCTGGTCTCCGAATCCCCATTTATCTTGATTTGGAACACCATTTTCACTAAAACGCATAAACCAATCATCATCAGAAGTCCAACCAAAATGAGTAACTCTATTAGCTGATTCACTATTCCAAAAGCCATCAACTACTCCTCCTGACATCCAGCCTAATTCATAATCATCATACCAGCTATAGCCATCTAAAAGATTTTTTAATAAGGTTATAAGAATATCCTTTGTTATAGTGTCTGAACCATAATACCAATTATAAGAAGCATAGCCTCCTGGAATTATATTTTTGGAAATAATGGTTAAGTGAACATTAGCTTGACCGCAACCCCAACCTGCTACCTCTGTATCCAAAATTAAATCTATCATACATTTATATAATTCACTAACTCCAGATGGACCAGTTGCTCCTGTAGGTCCAGTTGCTCCTGTATAGCCTCTAGGTCCTTGAGGACCAGTAGCACCAGTATCTCCTTTAGGACCTTGTGGACCCGTAGCTCCCGTCGGACCAGTACCACCACCAGGTCCCTGAGGTCCAGTTGCACCTGTAGCTCCCTTAGGACCAGTTGCACCGGTATCTCCTTTAGGACCTTGAGGTCCAGTAGCACCAGTATCTCCTGTATAGCCTCTAGGTCCTTGAGGACCTGTTGCGCCTGTAGGTCCCTGAGGACCTTGTGGGCCCGTAGCACCCTTAGCGCCATCATTACCTTGATTACCCTTAGGGCCTGTTGCGCCCGTAGGTCCAGTAGGACCTTGCGGACCAGTTGCTCCGGTCGGACCTGTAGGTCCTTGAGGACCGGTAGCGCCAGTAGAACCAACTACATAAGTACCTCTAGGATAAGGTCTAGAGCTTTCAGGAGAAACACTTTCGGAATTACTAGTATATGTAGAAGTTTTTATTGACCAAGTACATTCATAAGTTGTCCAAACAAAATACTTTCCTCCTCCTCTTAAGTATAATACTGGAGTACTTGAATTTCCCATCTGGGTATAACTAACAGGAGACTGAGATAAATCTGTTACCCAATCACAATCATCTACATATTTTACACAATATGCGTGAGTAGTACCCCATCCACTCATTTGGTCTTGAACTTCAAAATCAGCACTAAAACCTCCACTATGAGTAGACCAAGAAGGTTTAGTTCCAGAATTTAATTGAACAGAAACTCTTATATTCTGTATTTTACTAAGAGGAGTTCCTACAACTGGGTACCAAGTATTTTGATTTAAAGATGAAAGATCTACAACGTTATAAGACATCCAGTAGTTATCACCTTTAGGTCCTTGTGGACCAGTAGCTCCTACAGGGCCATCTCCACCACTAGGACCTGTTGCACCTGTAGCTCCCTTAGGACCTGTTGCGCCCGTAGGTCCAGTAGGACCTTGCGGACCAGTTGCTCCGGTCGGACCTGTAGGTCCTTGAGGACCGGTAGCTCCTGTATCTCCTTTAGGTCCTTGAGGACCAGTAGCTCCTACAGGGCCATCTCCACCACTAGGACCTGTTGCACCAGTAGCTCCTTTAGGACCAGTTGCACCCGTAGCTCCCTTAGGACCAGTTGCACCGGTATCTCCTTTAGGACCTTGAGGTCCTGTAGCTCCTTCACTTCCTGGAGGGATAACACTTTTCTTTATTAAATTAGTAGAGGAATCAATAATATCGACTCCTTTGACAGTTTCCGCATCTAATAAAAGGTCGGACATTGTGCCATCTTGATTTTTAATTTGAACTCTTTTTGACATTATTTATTTTCCTCCAATTTTATTTTATTAGATTTCTTTGAAGAATAGTCCTCCAACTGCTAAACTAGCACTAGGTGTAGTTTGTCCAGTTGCTCCTACTTCTAAAATTTGTGCTCCTGCAGTAGCTTGTCCTTTATCATTTACAGTTACCACAGAATATGTTCCAGCAGAAATACCAGAATTTGCTAAATCTGCTGATGGAATTCCATTTTGAGGTTTTTGATAAGCTGTATCTGCTTTACCTAATGAACCTTGTACACCTTCTGCTAAATCAGTCTTAGGAATACCTGTTCCTGGTTTTTGGTAAGCTGTATCTGCTTTACCTAATGAACCTTGAACACCTTCTGCTAAATCAGTATTAGGAATACCAGTTCCTGGTTTATCATATTTAGCATCCCATTGACCTTGTTTAGTATCAGATGGAATTGAGTAACCAGATTCTACTCCAACAGTTAAAGTACCACTATCTGTAATAGGTCCTCCAGTAACTGTAACATGAGAACCACTAGCTCCTTGAGCGCCAACAGACATTACTGTACCAGATGGTTCATCACCTGATGGAATATAAACCCAATTAGTTCCATCTGAAATGAAAGCATCACCAACTTTAGCAGCTTGACCAGCATATGTTCCAGCCGTAATTACCTTATAAGTATAACCTTCGTTTGAAGGTGATGCAGCAGGTAAATCTGTAATTGTTCCACCTGTACCCAATGAGCCTTTAAATATCATTGGCTCTGGTAATGCATCAATTCTATCATTTACAGCTTTTGCAGTAGCTAAATCATTATCAGTTGAATTTTCATCAACTACTGTGGCAACACCTTTTTTAGCAGCTGTTCCTAAAACTATATCGGAACCATTATCGTTACCAACAGAACCTGCATCTTGAGCGATGCCATGCTTAATTGTGACAACGCCATTAGATTCAGTAGCAATAGTAGCTGAACCATCTTGGAAAGATGCTTGAGCACCAATATTTTCTGGTGTTAGATTAACATCACCAGTTCTAAAATCAGTTTCAGCATTACCTTTTACACCAGTAACACCGCCATTTTGAGCCATATCATAAACTTCTTTTAAAGCATCTTGAACATTATCAGCTTGACCTTGATAACCAGAAGCTCCTTTTTCGACATTGACTATATCAGCATCGGTTTCTGGATGTAACTCTAATAATGTACCATCTTGTTGTAATTGTGTAAATTTATATTTCTTTTCTGCCATTTTTAATTTCCCTCCTTAATTATTTCTTGGAAATAGTATTGTCCTTTTTCTAAACTAGCTAGTTCTTCTGCACTGCCAGTTTTAATAATTCTATCTTTTAAATCATTAAAAGCTATTTGACTAGTAATTTCAGTATCTGGATTAAATACTGATAGTCTTAATTTATTATTTGGAATATCTTTACCTACTTCTGGTAAAATACTTAACTTAGCGGGCATAAACCCTGTATGACCAGAATGTTCGTAATCTAAATTATCTAATTTTGTATGATCTGCGCCAACGTATTTTAATGTAATATCATTTTCAAATCCTAATTTTAGAGGTTCATTATCTCTAACATTAATTCTTATAGTATTAGCCATTAGAATACCTCTACAGCATTATTTTTTTCAGCAACAATCAAACGACCTCTATATAAACCAGTTCTTATACTATCATCAAAGAACTTGACAGTAATATCATAGTCAGTTACAATTGGTTTAAATTCAGATGTTTCGTTTGATTTTAATATTAACACAAATCTGTTAGTAGATTCATCAAAAGATAATTTTTTGCTTATTCCAAGTTTTCCACAAGAGAAATATACACCTTCTATTGTAGATAGAAATACACCGTCAATGGTTACATTTTTCTGATATGTATCGCCTTGTATAATAACCATATCAGATTGGCATCTATTTTGATCCATTTATATATTCCTCCTTATAATTTTTCATAAAATATACCACCAACAACTAAATCTGCAGATGGCGTAGTTTGTTTTTCTGTACCAATTTCAAATAAATTGATAGCTTGAGAAACTGTTTGTTCTGCTTCTTGAGCAGCGGTTTCTATATTAGTTATTGCAGTTTCGGAAGCCTCTTGTACAGACTCATAATATTGAGCTGTTTCATCTCTATATTGCTTTGTTTGAGCAAGAACCTCATCCAAATCAGTATCTTCTATATGAGATTCAATATCTGTTTTTTGTATAGGGTTTCTACTTATATCAATAGGAATATAAGATGAACCAGCAGTTTTTCCATTAATTTTTAATTCAATGATAGGATTGTGCATACCAAAGAAATAAGACATATTCTCATCAACTTCGAAATATACTTTTGTTCTTGTAGTATCGCATCCTAACACATGTTTTCTAACATATGTATGATCAGGTTTTCCCCATAAAATATCAACAATCGCATCAGTTGGTAAAACATAATCTACTCCATTTTTTTGAAGTAATACTTCGATTATTGGTAATTTATCATCATACTGAACTAGAAATACAGGTTTTACAATAATATGTTGATTAAAATCAACTTTTGATTTATGAAGTACTCTATTAGAATATTCATTTGAAGTGATATCTATAATATCCATAAAACCTCCTAGTGTAACCAATTAATAATTTTTGTTCCCCATTTAGTGGCAGTTCCTTCAAACCATATTGAATCGTACCAATCAGCTGGAAATTTCTTTCCGTGCTTTTCGGATAATCTATTGTACCAGTATCTTATAGCAGATGGAATTCCGACAACAAATGGATGGAATGGTCCAAATATAATATTTTGAATGCTATGTCCAAATTCATGTCGTCTAGTTTTTTCAAACCAGTCACGATTATATAAATAATATGACCCGCATAATGCAAAGCATCCTAAATTCAGACCACCCCAATTTTCACCTATTTCTACTATAAGTGAACATCCATTTCTATGTGGTTTTCCTTTAAGCAATAGTGCTATAATTACTGCTATGAAACCTGTAATAGACATTAATAATCCCCATGTTAAAGAAAGAATCCAATATATAATAATAAACATTATTTTTTTCATATTCATTTTCACCTATTATCAGTAATTTCTAATGTGATATTGTAATATAACTGGATTTCCCATTTCATTAAATTATAAAAATACACATATATTGACGTGTCGCCTATTTTTTTCCAACCAGTAAACCAATTATGATCTCTCCATTGATTATTAATCGTATAATAATTTCCATCGCTTGATGCGTCACCATCTCCTAAGCATGGAGTAGCAACAATAGAAACTACTCTGCAACTAAAGTTATAAACATACTCTGTTCCAGAAAAATCTGATAAATATAAACTTGCTACAGATGGATGTTCATCCCGAGTATTCGCAGGAACGGTTATTATTCCAGATAAAGTAACATACCTTTTTGTATGATCTAAAGTTGGCGCACCATAATTTAATATATTATCAGTATATATATTAGTTGGATTTCCATACATACGGTGGTTTATATATATAGTTTCAGGATAGCTTTTTTCAGAATGTACTTCTTTAGAATATGTTTTTTCAATTGGCTGGTCATCTGTTCCTAAATTTCTAGCACAAATATCCACTAAATCAGTAGAAAAATTAGGATCAAATTCTTCATATCTATTATTAGTACTATTCCAAGAATAATATTTATTAGTAAATTTTCCAGTTGAATCATATACTTTATAGACAATTCCTGCTTTAGGAATAATTGATACACTACCGCTATCATTTGATGTACGTAACCAATCAGAACCATATTCAGTTGCACGTGAATCAATATAACCATTTTGATATATAAAATCATTATTAGTAAATAATATTTTTTTATTTGATTCTAAAGGGTTATAATATTCAGCTGTTACCCTTTCGGGAGTAATCCACGTACGATATCCTTCATAATGTGTCATATTTAATAATAAGTCACGTATAGCAGCATCTGTTATAAGGCAATCTTTTATATATACATGTCCGTATGATAAATCGAAAACTTGATTTGGATATACTGTAAATTCTACACTGTATACAACAGAACCATTTTTAAGATAAACTCTATTTAATAAAAAATGTATAGCTGTTATAGTTACTTTTCCAATATAAACTCGAGTATTTGAAAAAGTTGATATTACATCGGAACTTATATACATATTGCCATTTCCATCACCATATATATCATCATATCGCGAATATAAATTTGTTGTGCCAGAAATTAAATTTACATTATTTTCGTATTCTAATTTAGCTCCTCCGACATTAAAATTTTCAGCATTTAATTCTCGAATTATTCCTTGATTATCAAGTTCAAAATTATATTCATTTATTAACTGTCCTGATTCATCAACTTTTTGTCCTAATTCTATAGAACCTTCAGACATATATATGTTACCTTTTCTAATAGTAACATCACCAGAATCATCAACATGAAAATTGCTTAATATTTCATAGTACTGTCGTCCAGATGTATAAGTAGAAGATGTATCTAAAATATATGTATTGCCCGATTTATAATAATATGTATTTGCAATATAATTATCAGCTGTAATATCTATAGGATAATAATCACTGCCTATTTTGATTTCGCTTGATTCTATAGTAACTGATTTTAATGTACCATGGATTAATGCACCATCAACTTGTAAAACTCCCACTTTAATATCTTCATATGAAGTTCCATTCCAAATATAATAAATATATTCATAATTTTCATAAACTCTATAATAAGAATTTAATACTGGAGTTAAAGGTGAACCTCCTTGAGTATCACTTAGCCAAGTTGAACTATATTTCTCTTGACCTGGAACAACATATGCTTCTGTATATGTATCAGGAACACCATTAATTATGCATCCGCCAATATCTCCTGAAGTAGCTGTTATTTTACCTTTAATATCTGCTGAATTTGCAAATAGATTACCCTCAGAATCAACTTCAAATGCAGTACTTGTTTCTGGTATAATCATCGTATAAGTAGATGATGATGTGTCCCATTTATAATAATCGCGAGTCCATATACCATGTATATCGTACACTTTGTATACTTTTGTAGGATCAGGTTGCATTGATTGCTTATCATCATAGTATTCTTTTAACCAGTCTAATCCATAATCAGAAACTGCATCCTTATTAATATAAGCTTTGACTGGTTCTACAACAACATTATTTAATTTTATAGTATCATTAGTTATTGCTATAGAACCTGAATCTATATTAATTTCACCATTAATTATTAAATTTTCTCCAACAGTTAGTTGTTTCCTTATAGCAGCATTATCAGATACCATCATTTCAGCAACTAACTCATCGACTGCAATTTCAGCTGCTTGAATTAGACCTTCTGCAATTAGTTTATTAGTTTGCAATTCTACAATTTGTGCTTGACTGAACTTGGCTTGAGTTGATTCAATGTATTCTGCAGTAACAGTTTTAGCAATAATTTCAGATACTTTAAGTTCATCTGTGTAATTGCAGTCATTCTCAAACATAGAAACATTATCGCCTATTGATGCTACATTATCAGACATATTAGACTGCTTTTTTCCTAAGCCAATTTCAATATATTTTTCTCCTATAACATCATATTCAGTAGAAATAACTTGAAGATTAGCAGATAAGCTAATATCTTTAAATATAACTCCAACATGATCGCCAAGCATACATTGAACTTCGTTTATACTTGGATCGTCTATTTTGATAAAAGAAGCTTCTACTGATTCAACAATTTCACCAACATTATTATTTTTGATATATTCTTCGGCTTTCTTTTTCAAATCCTCTTGACTAGGCTTGTCGGCAAAAGAATTAGTTAAATCCAACGACATATATCTTTTTGGCGAAATTGATTCTCTACCTTCAATAGGTATTGTTTTTTCATCCAATACAACAATTTCAGTAACTTCTTTAGAAGTTGTTTCTGAACTTGGAATGTTTGGAGGATAGTCTGATTCTGAAACTTCTACATATTTGGTAACTTTTTCATCATTAACAATTACATCAGTCCATATATATATTTTACCAAAATATTCTCCTTCAGTTGCGATTTTAATAGGGGTATTCTTAATTAAAGGAGTGAACGGCATGTTATCAGGTTTTAAACTTAACCAATCTTTACTAAAAGGTTCTATTGGTTCTTCACCTGCTGCAGCAGTTCTAATATATAAATTTTGATAAACATTAGTAGTAGTTGTTTCAGACTCTGTAACAATTTTATAGTAAAAAGGATAAACATCAGTATATAATTTATCGCTTTTTATTTCTCTTGTGACATCCGTCATGTTTTTGCCATAGCGAATTTTAAAACCTCTGTCTAATCCTCTGTTTTTTCTTAAACTAATAACATAATTATTAAACACATATTCGCCATGGAATGTGTCTAATAAAGAACCTTCGACACCTGCTAGAATCGATCTGACAGTAGCAGGTGTTTGATTTCCGAATGAACTTTCTGTATTTTCAATATCAGTTGTAAATGTAAAAGGAAATGTTCCTATAATTTTTTCATTAATTTTAGCAAATGCATTTAAAATTCCTTTAGCAGGTTCATCGAAAGGTTCTACAATGTATCCGCTTAAATCATATGATAAATGTTCAGCATTAACAGTAACAACTCCATTTATAGGAGCTGAAATATCTCTAATTCTAAATGCTTGATAATCATCATATTTATTTGGTTTAGCGAATATAATTTTTCTTAAACTAATATCTTTGAAATGTGCTCCGCTAACGGGGTATTCCATTTCTAATATAAATTTTCCATTTAATTCTTCTGTTACAACACATGTTATTGCATCCTTAAGTACACCATTTCCAAGTGTCGTAAAATTAGTTTCTTTTTCATCATATAATATAATCATTATAATGTCCACCACCTTGGTTTAATAGTTGCTGATGCACAACCAGAAACTGTTAGTAAAATATCTTCATTTCCATTAAGTTTTGGAAATTCCATATTAGTTAATTCAACATTATTATTATAATTTTTAGTTGAAGAATAACATTCCATATTTTCGCAATCGATATAAACGGTATCATTTTCTGTAATATCTTTTATTCTAATTACAAGATTTCCATTTATGAAAATTTCAGCTACAGTATTAGCTAACACTTCTATTTTGAATGTTGGTAATGCATCATACTTAGTTGGATTTTTAATTGTTGTAGAATTTATTGTAATTTCTTCATCTCCTGCTATAAGCCAACGTTGCGGTTTACATTCAAAAGTTATTTCAAAACTTTCAGCTTGATCATATATGTTAACGAAAGATCCTGAATCTTTATATATAGCCATTCTATAATATTCTGGCTCATACGAATCTTCTAGTCTAGCATAAGTATCTGACGAATGCAACCATTCTGTTATAGCTTGTGATGAGTTAACATATTTTTCACCTGGTCTAAATACCTTAGCAAAATAATATGTCCTATTCGAATTTTTAAAAGATCTATAATTTTGAATAATGTCGCCACTGCGACCATTTACATGCTGAAAAGCAACGTCTTTCTCAGCGTAATTGTAGACAGGGGTCGCTTGAACAAATAGACCCAAATCTAATGAAGAAATATTATTATATTTAACTATTCCCATACACGACGACCCCTTTCTATAAATTCTTGTAATGTTTTATCAACTTCTTCAGCAATTGCCTTAGGATCAGAACCTGTAATATTAAATACTACATTATAAGAATCTCCTGATTGTGGAGCATTACCTGAAGAGTTAGAATTAAATTGTCGACCATTATTCACAGTTTGCATAGCTTTAGATGTAGCTTGAGCTGTTTGACTAGCAGATGCCATATCTAACTGAGCTTGTGAATAAAGTTCTTTTAGAGATGATAAACCTTGATGAACTTCTGATAAATCAACAACAGGAGTTATAACAAGAGTATTTTCATCTATCTCATTTTGAAGAATTGCAAGAAGATTTGCAATAGCATCTTTGAAATCTTGATCGTTTATTACTCGATTAGGATTGAAACATTTATCTATTATAAGGTTAATTGCTTTATAAATAATACTACTATTATTTAATATTGATTCAGCTAAAGCTCTGTCAATTTGTTCACCATATTTATTATAAATATCATCCTCAGACCATACATCTTCTGCATCTGATTTAATATCTTCCATGGTATCATATACGCCATTTTTACCGTCATCAAGACCATTTTCATAACCTTCTACAGTATTTTGACCGAAACCATAGAATAATTTTGAAGGTGAATGGATTCCAAATAAATTCTTAAACCAATTTACTATTCCATCCCATAAGCCTTTCCAGAAATTCCAGAAACCGTTCCATACAGCTTTAATACCATTCCAAATACCTTGTATAATATTTTTGCCCCATTCTAGGAATTTTTTCGTAAATTGAGCTATTCCTTCAAACATCTTTTTACCAAGATTTACCATAGCTTTAACTGCGTTACCAATACCATTACCAATACCTTTTAAAATACCTAAAATAATATTATCAGCAGCTCCTTCTGCTTTAGTAGAAGGTGAATGTATTCCAAAGAAATTTAAGAATGCATTCCACATATGCTTACAGAAATTTAGCATTGCATCTCTAAGTCTTGAAGCATTCTTTTCGATAGCTTCTCCTACACCATCAATCAATCCAATTATTAAATCAAATCCTGCTTCAACAAGTCTAGGTACAAGCTGTGTTATTAATTTAACAATTCCGTCAATAAATGTTGTTATTAATATGTACAATTTATCCATTATTGTAGGCATATTTGCTACTATAACATCTATAAGTTTATACAATAAATTTAGAACATCTTGGAATATTCTTTCAGAGGCTTTAACTAAAGCATCTAAAACTGAAATTAATATAGTTACTAAACTATTCGAAATTTCAGGTGATTTATCTGCTAATGTTTCTAGTAATGTTGACAATAATCCTATAATAGTAGTTATTATTTGAGGACCTTTTTCATTAAGAACAACTAACAAATTATCAACTACTCCATAAATTAATTCAAATAATCCTGTTAATGCCTTATTTAATGCAGATACTAATGATGTTATTAATACTTCTAAAGCTTGCGCGATAGTTGGTCCAAGTTCTATAATACTATCCGCTAATGATTTAATAAGTGTCCGTATTGCTAAACCAGCACCAGCTCCTAAACCTGTTATTAATGCAAGTGCAGCAGCAAATGCTAACATAGCAGTAGATATCATTGTAAGTGCAGCACCTAAAGCAAGTAATGTAATTACGCTAGGACCTATTATCTTTGAAGCTGCGACTAATATGCCCATTGCCAAAGCAAATGTTATAAATCCTTTAACTAAATTAGGTAAATTTATAGCACCTAATGCTGCCATAGCAGCTGCAAATATCAGCATACCTGCAGATAATATCACTAGAGATGTAGCCAAAGCATTCATGCCTAATGAACCACCAATAGATGTTATTTTAGAAAGTAACGCTAAAAGCGCAACCATTCCTGCAATAGCTAAAGAACCTTTTAATAGGTTTTCAGTTTTCAATGAACCAAGAATAGCTATAACAGTAGCAAATTCCATCATTGCAACACCTAATAATATCATACCTGTAGCAAATACAGACAATTTAAGTGAACTTAATATACCTACCAATTTAATTATACCAGCCATAGCTAATATAAAGAATTGAATTGTTTCTCGTCCTCTCTTTAACGCATCTTCTTCCATACTGCCAAATATAACTATTATACCTGCAAATATCGCCATAGCTTTTCCGAGTTCTAACATACCTGTTGCAAATACAAGTAATTTTAACGAACTAAAAATACCAACTAATTTAGCAATAAAGACCATTGCAGTTGTAAATGCTAATAAAACACCAACAGCATTCCAAGCTTTTTCTATAGAAACAACCGATAATATAGCTATTGAAGTTGCTATTTCTGCAAATGCAACACCCAATATAATCAATGATCCTGCTAAAACAGTTAATTTTGCACTATCACTTACTTTATTTACTTTAGCAACAAGTGTAAATACGGCTAATAAAGATGCCATAACGCCAACAACACTCCATAATTTACCTTGGTTAATTAATGATAATACACTCATTGTACTTGCTAATATCGTAAATGCAACTGAAAGAGATAATATATATGTAGCGAAAGCTAACATAACTGGAACACTAGATATTTTGTTTACTTTAGCAACTGCAACTACCATTAGTAATAATATACCAAGAGCTTTTAATCCTTGCATCATTTTATCTTCAGGCATATCAGAAAGTTTTTGAACTGGTTTTACTAATTTATTAATTGCTATAGCAAAGAATACTAATCCAAGAGCACCACCGCCTAAGACTTTCTTTTGACTAGATAGTATCTTACATACTATAACCATCATAGATACTAATGTTACTAATGCAACTAGTGAATTAGTTATTTGATCATAAGACATGTTGGCAAGCATTTTCATAGCCAAAACAAGTATTATTATAGCACCTGCAAAAGATAAGAATAATGTTGCGGCATTCTTTATTGCCATAGCTTGAGCAGTCATTGCTCCAAAACCTAAGATACCTTGTTTAAATGATGTAAATGTTGTTGCAAACATTTTGCTAAATGCTTTCATAACAAGCATCATTCCGGTTATAAGTATTGTTAAAACAGTTAACGATTTAGCAAGTTGCTCAGCGTTCATTGATGAAATTAATACTAAAGATGCAACGATTAATAGTATAGCTATAGCAAAAGTCTTAAGAGCTTCTGCATATTGCATCATTGCTTTAGAATCTAAATACGAACCTAATCCATCAAATATCAGTGCTATACTATCAACAAATCCTCTGAATATATAAATAATATTATATATTCCTGCTGCAACACCTGCCCAGAAAGCTACAGATAGTATAGTTTTGATTGTTTCCATAGGACTCTTGTTTCCAAATGTATTGTTCAAACTCTTCGCAATATATTGTAATCCTTGTCCTATTAATTCAAATATAGCTCCTAATACAGGCATTACTGCTTTTATAACATTCCATAAACCTTCAACAACTGCTTTTAATCCTTTGAATAGTGACTGTAATGGTGATACTTTAGGTGTTACTTCATCTGTGAATTCATCGACAGGTTTGCTATCGATATCTTTAAATCCACTTAAAGCATTACCTATAGCTTTAACAGCACCGGTAATTGTCTCACCTAATGTTTTAAATACTCCACCAATACTACTTCCACTAATTTTCTGGACTACTCTCATAAGAGCTTTAGGAAGTTCTACTAATAGTTCAATTAAATTAAATATAACTTTTCCTATTGCTTTGAAAAGAGGTAATAAAGGTGCAAAGAATGCTGGAATACGCTTAATAGTATCTATTATTTTATCTATTGCATTTTGGAATCTGTTGTTTGTTTTTAAATATGTCACAAGCGCAACAACAACATCCATAACATTAGCGGTAAATCTAATAAATGCACTCGCTAATTTTGAAATTATTCCACCAGCAACGCTAGCAAATTTAACAAAAGCAGGTATTACTACACTAGTTAAAATTTTACCTAAAGCGGTTGCTACTTCTAAAAATAAATCAAACATAGCAGAAATTCCTGCAAATATTCTTTGAACAGGAGTTGCTTCTGTAGCAAAAGACTTCATTGATTTTGCAAATGCTGTACTTTCTTTTACTCCTTGACCAATAGCTTGGGAAAGCTGATATGCAGCTCGTGCAGCATTTTCAAGTTTTGTCTGTTGTAATGCGTTAAAAATACTCTTTATGCTGTCCACCAAACTCCAAACAACCATAGATATCTTATTAGAAACTGTCGCAAATATAGTTGTTGTATCTACAAAATTTGCAAATTTTTCACCAAGTTTTCCTAAAGTTTCTAATACAGTTCCACCAGCAGTACCGAATATACTAAATACAGGTTTTATTCCATTATATACAGCACCTATGGATTTTGTAATTAATTTTCCAACAGAAAATATACCTCTTAAAATATTATATATATGAGGCATAGTATTGTCAGATATACTTCTTATTTTTTCATTAAAATCTCTTACTTTAGATGTTAAATCTTTTAATTTTGCTCCTGCTTCTTCAGCATATGTTTTATCGTCATCTAAAGTTTTGCCAAATCCAAATACAGATTTCCAAGCAGATTTAATAGTATCAACGACATTCTTAATTGCATAAAATAAATTCCAGAATGCACCGGTTTCTTTATTAAAAATATCTTCTCTACCACCTAAATTTTTCCAAGCAGTTAGAATATTATTTCTAGCTTCTCCTCCGGCAGCAAAGACATCCCATAATTCATCTGCTAAATCTGTCCATAATTTTTTGGCTTCATTATAGTCGCCAAATACTTTATCAAAAGTAGATAACCATCCTGAAGAAACGGCATCTTTTGTCGCATTTATAACATCTTCAAAAGTTCGTGCCTCTTGAGCAGATTTAAATGCTTTTAAACCAAATTTTTCTTCTTCAGTTCCAGTTTCTTCTAATTGTTGTTCGTATGCTTCTATAGCTTGAGCAGCTGTAGCATAAGGTCCATCTGGACCACTATCTTCATACAATTTATCTACAACTTTTGAGTACTTAGATAAAGTTTCCATTAATACTTCTGAACTAAACCATCCAGATGATAATTGAGTTGTGAACTGAGCTTGTGAAAATTCTTTGCCAGCTTCAGCTGCTTTATCAGTTGTTACATATACACCTTCTATTTTTTCTATTAAATAGCCAAGGTCAACAGCTGTTTTTAAAGCATTTTCTCTAAATTCAGCTGTATCCATATTAGCATTTTGGATTGATTTATAATCCATAAGTTTGACAGTTCCTTGACCCATAGCTTGAGAAAGTTGATACATAGCACGTGAAGCAGTAGCAGCATTTTGTCCGGATAATGCAGCCCAGTTTGCGATACCCATCATAGCTTGAACAGAATCTTCTAGATTTTGTCCAGTTGCAGTGAATTTACTAATGTTACTAACCATATCCGTATATGAATATGACGTTTGATCAGTAAACCACATTAATTTTTCTAATGCTGCTGTTACACTATCTGCAGTATTACCATCTTGAGCAAGTAATGTTCCTACAGATTTTGTATTCTCAGCATACTTTAACCAACCTGAATTTATGTTGTCAACAGATAATGATTCAACCAATCGTATACCTAAATTAGTTACTCGGTTGGTTATATTATTTATAACAGATATTGCCGCTATTTCCCATGCAGAAAAAGAACTAGATACTTTTTCTAAACCATAAGTTACAGGGTTCATATCTATGGAGTTGACAGCTTTATTTATAGAGTTTGACATTGAATCAAAATTCATTGATGCTTTAAGACTTTGAATAGTATTCATTGTTTCTTTAGTATTCTTCTCAAAATTACTATTATCGAACTTCATTTCGACTATTCGTTCATCAACTAATGTACTCATATTTTTGTCAACTCCTTCCATTTATTATTAATAATTTCTGAATATCTTTCTTGAATAACTGGTTCAACAAAATCTTTTCCTTCTATCCATCCTCCAGTAGAAGTTCCATGACCATACTCCAAAAGTAATACAACATTTACTCCATTTTGAATGTTTCTATTCGAAAAAGTAATTGTAGTTTCTTTTTTGGTTGTATTTATCTCATAATACCAAGATGAGGCAGTTAAACCAGAATCAACTGGTGTTGCAGCTTTTAATTCAGCAACACATATTTCGGCTATTTCAGTTGCCTGATAGCCTATTCTAGATTTTTTACGCATCTTTTCTATAAAGTCTTCAATTTTAGAAAAGTTACCTTTTTGCGTGATTGTAATCATAGAACCTCCTTAATTTTATACTATCCAGAAGTTCCTAATTTATTTCTTCTAGCAGCATTTAATGCAGCATTCCTAGACATAGTATCTCTTTTACTATATTTTTTAGGTGGTTGATTTTTAATATTACATATTCTTATTAACGCAAATAAATTGTTCAAATGCCATTTTTGACACTCGAAAGGTATTTGTAATGCTACCATCCAATAGTAAATTAATTCTGATGTTATTTGTTCAGAACTCTTTTTGCCAGGTGTTTTTGTTTCACTAAACCACGTAGCAGTGTGAGGATCCGAGATATAATCATTTATGGCTTTGAAATGTTCGCTCGTTAAATTAAGGTATATATTAGGATCTACATTTTGTGTTATTGTCATGCATCTAATGTAATCTATTATTTCATCTTTTGTTCGATCGTCTTTAGTTAAAAATGGCTTCTTATGTATATGTTCCCATTTGGAAAGTGATACAAGCGAGTGCTCTAATACTAAAGTAGTATCTTTTGTGTAAATAAATTCATTAGTTAATTCATTGAATAACCTTTTACCTTTTATATTAATAGTAAGCATATTTAACTATGCCTCCAAATTATTTTCTAACTTTATTTTTGTTTAGCTTCTAATTCTTTTGCTTTTGCCAAATAATCTTGAGGAATAATGGCATTAATAAAGTCAGAAGCTGCTTTATCATCAGTTGCTAAACGCATATATAAAATTGAATATGCAGGTGTTTCTGAGAATGCTTTTGAAAGTTCTTCGCTCTTTTCGAATCTTCTTCCATCAGCAGAAATTTCTCCATATGCATTTAAAATCAATTTCTTGAATATCTTTACTAGACTTGGCATATCCTTTGTCTTTATAATCTTTTGAATTAATTGCTCAAGTCCACCGACTTCACTAAATTGCATTTCTGTAATTTCAGCAGCTGATAGGTGAAAGTAGAAATCTTCTTCTCTTTCTTGACCATTGTAATCATTATATTTAATAGTTTCTTTTAACATGTTTCTGTTTCTCCTTTATTTTTGTTCTATTTTGAATGTTTTTAGTAAAAAAGGAGCTACAAATTATATGTAGCCCCTTTACATATTTTGGCTTATTGTACCTTATTCTGATGCTAAAACAACAATCTCATCTGGTAATAATAATACTGGATTTCCATCAAATCCTGTAATCTTATCAGCAACAGCTGTTATAGTAGTTTGATCATCAGTACCATATAAAGCAGCTTCAATTAAAGCTAACTTACCAGCAGCAATCTTTGTTGAATCAATAGTAACAGATGCTGTTGGTTTATGACCAGTAACAGTTACAGGTGTTGTTGAGAATTCCCAAGAGAAAGTAATTGCTTCTGGAGAATCATTGATTGTCTCGTAAGCTCTTTCTGATGGTGAACATAGACAGTTATAAGCGATATGTAACTTATAACCTTTTTCTGCAGTTACATCATTACCAATTTCAGTTCTATAACATACACCGAATTTCTTTCTTGTTTGTTGACCAATGAATACACCAGCAGCAACTGATTTTGAACCATCACATTCAGCAAATTCATCTGGATAAGTGTATGCTTCAATAGTACCTTTGAAATCTTCAGCAGACATTAAGTTAAGATACTTAATATTATCTGCATATAAAGCTGTTACTTCAGCACCTTCAGGTGACTCAGTCATAGATGTTAAACCATTCCAAGCTACACCTTTTTCATATTTGTTAGTTTCTGAATCAATAGGGTATAATACACCTTTTGATACACCTGTTTCATAGAAATGTTCGCCTGTTTGATCCCATGCGATTTGTTTTTTTTCATTTGTAGGCATTTTATATTATCTCCTTTTCATTTTTATAATTAATTTTAAAAACATAGTGATTCAGACCTTGCGTAGCATAACTTTGCTCAAATTTTGAGTTTGGAATATTTAATATTCTATCTACTACGCAATTATCTGGATCTTTATGTATAAGAGTTACAGTATACTCATAATGTCTAATATACTTATTATTATCAGCATGTTTTTCAGGAACATCTGAAAGTTTGTATATTATACAAGGATACTTTAAAACTTTATTTTCTGGAGCTTGAAAATATACATTATTATTTCCTAAAAGCTCGACTAATATTTTATGGAAAGCAAGTCTGCTATTAATCATTGTATAATCCTCCTAAACTTAGAATGAGTCTAGGAAATTGGACATCAACTGATTTAACAGACCATTTGCTTCCCATATAAGTTACATATTTTAAGGCATGAAAATTTTCCATGGCATATGGATCGGCAATAAAGCTTACTTGATTACTTATCGTAATATTGTCATTTACCTGACCAGGATTTTCGGTATTTTTGACATTTCTAATAAGCTCTCCATATATAGGTTTTTCAGCTATATCACTGCCCCATACACCTGGTCTTATTTCTACATTTTCAAAAATGTAACCTGCGATTCCATAAAATTTTGCCATTTTGAATGTTTCTCCTTATTATTCAGCGTTTGGAGCTGGTGCTAATGTTACATTAGTTAATGCAATATCTTTAGTTGTTGTTTCACCATTTTCAGTTACAGTAAATCTTAATACAGCATTAACATCGTTAACAATTATAACGATATTTCTATCAGAATCTAAAGTAACAGGTTTAGCTGAACCTCCAACTTTCTTATAAGTAACTACAGCATCGTCAGATACGTCAGTAACTTTTAATGCAATGTAATTACCTTGTTGTTCAGCTGGTTTTGAACTAAATTGTGTATATCCTGTTACATAATTAAGTGTACCAGATACAACATCATTTTCGATAGTTACATTTGTTTGTAATTCACTAGCTAGTTTCCCGAATAATTCACCGGCTTCATCAGTTTCGGGAATTACTCTGAAGCCTGTTGAAAATTTACTTCTTCTTCGAAAGTAATTGCTGAATATGGTTCAGTTAATGCACCTGAGCAACGAGTTTCAATTAAGTATTCATACTTATTGAAGTTTAGATCGAAGTCATCGAACATATTAACAGCGCCACCCTTATCAGCACCTACATTATAGTCATTTAAGTTAACGAAAATACCCATTAACTTTAATTGCTTATTGCCAACAGTACGAGTTTGATTTTCAAATTCAGGAACTGGTACAATATTTTTAACCATTAATGCAGTCTTTAACTTTTCAACAGTATCATAGATAACTCTTTCATTCTTGTCTTCGATTAATAACATATCTGTTAATAAATCTTCTGTACAATATAATGTAAGATTACCGCTACCCTTATATTGCTTTCTAGCCTTAATTGCTTCCCTAATGAATCTCTTAGCATAAGCATATTCATTTTCACCAGATTCTCTAGTCATAGTCTTAGCAATAGTGTATACAGGATCATCACCTAAAATTGGTCTGATGTGTAAAGGATTAATTTTATCTGGAGAAGATACTGATCTACCATCACCAATTAAAATTGCTCTAGCGATTTCTCTATCTAGTTTAGTTCTCATTTCTTGCTTAACATAAGCAACTACATCAAAGTCAGTAATATCAATGATATCATCTCTATCTAACTTTTGTAATTTATAAATTGTTTGAGGGTCAGTAGTTCTCTTGAAAGCAGCAATTACTTCCTCTAACTTTTGGTTACCCTTAACATAACCTCTTGCTCTAGCATCTTCACCAGTTAAATCGAAATAGCTAGATTTAACTCTTGAGAATGGTGAATGATGTGTATTTGACATTACGTCTCTTACCCAGTTATTATTAGAATCATCATATGTAGATGGTGCTTTAACTGATTTGAAATCTGGGAATAATACATCGATATGATCAATACCATGTTGTATACAAGTTTCATTTGTTTTTAAAAGATTATTAACGGCTTCCTTTAATGAGCCTTTGCTCTTAGCCTCTTCAAACACGCTTACAATTTCAGCATGAGTAAGTACTGAGCCTTGATTATTGTTTAATTGTTCAAATGCATTTTGTTTCATTTCTTTATTATCCTCCTGAGTTTTATTTTGTGCATTTTCTACTGCTTGTTGAATTAGATACTCAACAACTTTCTTTTGTTCATCTGTAAATTCATTAATAACATCTTCGACAGTTCTTTCGCCATCAGCATGTTCGATATTTGCATTGTCTTCAGCAGTAACATCATCATCTGCATCGTCTTCGACAACAACATCATCATCTTCATCTGAATGACTAACTTCTTCGTCAACATTATCGTATGCACCAGATTTAGCATTTTCGATTGCTTGACCAATTAGTGCATAAACTACAGTTTTTTGTTCTTCAGTTAACGTATCGAAAACTTCTTGAACAGTTTTATCATCTGAAGATTTGTCTTCATGTTCAATAACTTCTTTTTCCACATCAAATTCAAATGTTTCAGATGAATTATTAATAATGGCTTCGATTGTGTTATCATCAGAATGAACCATAACATTTTCAATTTTAGCACCTGGATTTGCACCCGCAAGTACTAAACTTACTTCTCTTATATTTCCATGAATAACATCACCAGAGCCACTTTGTTTTAATTGATTTGCATAAATTGAAAGTGCACAAATGTCGCCATGTTTAACTAATTCTTTTGCAGTTTGACCTTGCTCGCTGCTGTTGAATGAACAATAAGCATAAACACCTTCAGTGCGGTTTTCTAATAGTGCATGACCCAAAATATTGTCTGCTGATTGATGATTATGGTTCCATACAAGAGGAACTGTTTCGCCATCATTATGCTTAAAAGCATTTTCGCGAATGGTTCTTCCGTCAGAACATTTAATATTGTTTCTGGTTGCCCATCCGCAGAAATCGAAAGATTTCTTTTTTCCTTCCATTTTGATTATTTTCCTCCTTCTAGAATTTCTACGATACGCTCATTACCGGTTTTGTTAGAATTAGTCTCTTCTACGGCATCCGACTCTTCCGTAATATCGGTATCTTCATTTGTTGTTGCAAATTCTTCACCTTCTGCTGGATTTAAATTTTTATTACGTAACTCATCTGCTCTAGGATCATTTATTGGTTTTAATCCTATAATTTGTCTAATTTCATTTGAAGACATTATTTCATTACGTGTAAATTTGTCAGCAATTTCAGCAAGATTTGTTACTGGTACTAACTTGAATGGATCAAGGAAATACATTACAGTTTGTTTTTGACTTCTTGCTGTTTTCGTTAAGAATTTACGTTTAATTTCGTCAACTATAGCTCCAACTATAGGCTTTACTGTACGATTCATATAGTTTAACATAGTTTTTTCATCAGCTGAACCATTTAATATCTCCTCGGTAATACCTAACTGGCTATATAGCATACTCGTTAAATATGTGATTTGGTTCAATAAATTGTTATCAACTGGTCTATTCAACTGTGTTATCTTTTCAGTACCATCAGTATAAGCTATACCATATTTAGAACCTGCTAACTGTTCTTCTATATCTTTACGGCGTTCTTTCGCCTGTTGACGACGTGCGTCTGTCTTAATAATATAAGGCAATTGAACAATTAAGTCTAATTTTCCAGAACCTGATTGTTCATCTATGGCATCTAAAATATTTAGTTTCCTGATTAATCTTTGTAATGTAGAGTTTGGTGAATTAACAATAGAATATAAAGGATTTTCTATTATAGCTACAATCCTTTTAGGCATAACTATTTCTTGTTTATAACCCAATTTGTCATTATAAACTTCAACTCTAACATCATCCGGAAACCATTGAGTTATTTTACCAACTCTAACTGTTTCGATGTCATAAGATTTAAGATTTGGATTAACATCTGTATCTATTGGAACAATTGCAACGCATCCTTCATCTAACATTGATTGTACAACATCTTGAATGAATGCCCTTGCTGTTTGATCTTTATTTGCAGCTAAAGTGAGACAGTTATTTAATCCAGATTTAATTGTTTCGATATATCTTTCATTATCATCTAGTTTAACGTGTTTAATATCAATATCGGCACAGTCTATAGCTATTCTATTGTATATAGATGTTACTATAGAACGCTCATTGCCTCTTGTAAAATACATTCTATCAGGACGAGATGTTGAAGAATATCCTAAAGAGTAACTAGGAACCCGATAAGTTGGCTCCTCTACTTGTTTAAATGCATTCCATGCATGAACTAGTCTATCGAAAAAACCCACTTTATTCGAAATCCTCCTTATTTAATTTCCACGCTACAAAAGCATCCATCATTGCTGCAACATTATCAATTTTAGCTTCATAACGTTTTTTATATAATTTTCTATTTCCATTAGTATCTTCTAATGTTATACAATTACCCATTGCGAATTGCATTAGAGATTCATCGAATAATAACATTCTTTGCTCTGCTAAATTCTTTAATTCGCCTAAAGGTACTGATTCTGTTTTTGCTCCTTGTATTACTTTTTCTATACCATAAGGACCATTTTCTGATTGCCAACGTTCTACAAAATCTCTAGCATTATATGGGTCAAAGCCAAAAGCTCTTACATCGTATTCGTTTTTGCTAATAAATGTATCAAGATCTTCATAAACTTCCATCATATCAAGAATTACTCCTTCTAGGACTACTAAAGAACCTTCGTTAATAAATTCTTGGTATTTTATTCTCATCGCTCCTGGTAATTTTTGGTAAGTTAATGAGCTAATATAACTTCTAGCTTTTATACCAAAACTTCCGTCTTGTAATGGGAATAGGAAAGTAAAGGCACAGAAATCGTTTCCTTGTGATAAGTCTGCTCCAAGCGAACATGGCATTTTCCAAAAGTTTTGTTTGTCATGAGGAAGTGTTTCTTCATATGTAAAGAAATATGTATAACCTTCCATAGGTATTCCGAATCTTTTTGCAAGAATATCATTTCGTGTAGCAGGAGCATTTTCAGCTCTTTCCACATCTAATTGGTATGTTTCATATGAAACTGTTCTTCCTAAATTTGGATTAGCTTTAATCCACATTTCAGGTTGACCAACTTCATCAATAGAATCAAGTTTATAATACCAAATAGATACATGTGGATTCACATATTTACCTTTCAATATGTCCATCAATTCCATTTTGATAGTATCGCCACTTCCATTACGAACAGTACCTTCTGAAGAAATAGCTACTATTAAATAGTCTTTAACTTTAGAAGCACCTTGTTCTATTGCACCGACAACATCTTCTCTAATATCGCCAGATAACCATTCATCAATAGTTGCCACTTTACAACGCAATCCTTGTAGTTTATCAATACGCATAGGTCTTATTTCTAATAAAGAACCTGTAATAAAATTCTCAATACCTTTTTTAGTTGAGGCTAGCTTTTGTCTATTTAACTTTGAACCAGTGGTATTTTGTAACGATCCTTCAGTTAAAAATTTAAAGAATGGTCCTCTTGAACGTGTAATAGACGTTCTTATCGGAGACATTACTTCTTCAGCTTGTTTCATTGTAGGGGCTGTAGTTATTTGATAAGTAGTTGCAGTATCAACATTTAAAAAATAACTTTGAAGACAACTTCCATACATTGATTTAGCAGCGCCTCTCGCTATTATAAGGTATTGTTTATTTATTAAACGTTTTTTTATAGAACGTTTTTTATAATAACCTTTACCTGTGTCAGGATCTCTTACGTATACATTTCTTTCAACAAAGTAATACCAACAAAATATTTGTTCAGCCCATAATTTAAAAGTATCCAATAATTTTAAATCAGAACCATCTGTTAATGTTAATTCGTTTTCGCAATATTTTATAAAACCTTCTACAGGATCGGGATCATAATATATTCCTTCATTTGCAATAAGTTGATCGATTCGTCCCATTTCCATTGCGATTTCTTGATTTACAGGGATTTCACCCCTTAAGACCGCTTCTCTAAAACGGCCGTAATATTTAGGTGTAGCCGTATTAGATAAAGCCATAATCATCACCTATTTTTTCTTCTTTTGGTCACCGATATTTTGTGTAGATACTTGTCCACCTAAAGATGTAGCAATTGAAGAAATCGCACCTACACTAGCACCTAATAATGCCAACATTCCTGCAGTTGCAAGTTTTTCTTTTCCAAGCTTTGTTCCCGGATTTTTAGCTAAATCTCTTATTAAATATGAACCTCCCGATAATAAAGCTGAACCTACTGCAGACGCGCCTGCTCTTATAGCAATATCCGTATTAGAAGATCTATTTTTATAGTTTCTTCCCATTAATGAATTATAGTTTCTTTCTGCAGCTAATCTTCTGTTAGCTTTATCTAATTCTTCATTACTCATTGTCTCAGTTCTTTTTTTAGATCCATCTGAGTTATATCTAGCTTTTCCTGCATCTGTCAATGTACCATCTTCGTTTTGAAATCTACGAATTCCCCACTTTTGACCTTTAATGCCTGAATGTTCTACAGATTCTTTAATAAGTTTCTTTCGAGCGTTTTTAGTTTTTATAGCACCTACGCCTAGGCCTATAGCTGCACCTAAAGCTCCTGCTTTAGCAGCTTGCTTTCTAGTAACTGCTGATCTAATCGGAGTTCCTCCAATTTTTTCTATAATTAATGATGTTGCTATTATAGCACCAGCACCTATTGCGTAGCCTTTAGCGGAGCTTATAGACATATTTAATACTTTAGAACGTTCAGATCTTTTTGCAATTTTTATAGCTTTTTTCATTTCTTTTCTGTCTTCTTTCGAAGAATTAGATTTGAATTCAGCCAAATCTTGTTTATAACGTTCTTGTCCAGCTTTAGACATTCTACCTTTGGAATCTACTTCATAACGTTGTCTACCTTCAGAAGTTAAAGTACCATCAGGATTTTGAAATCTACGAATTCCCCACTTTTGACCTTTAACGCCATGATGATAAAGTTCATTATAATCTAAATTTTCATCCATGTTAGTAGCCTCCTTTTTTATTCATTAGTTTTTTGTTTTTCATAATATTTCTTTTTAGCTAAACCTGCTGTACCACCAACACCAGCGCCAATAGCAACAGCTACTGGAATTTTCAAGACGGCATGTAAACCATAGCTAGCTAAATTTAATGAATTTACTAAACTCGATGTTTTCGTTGACATACCTGCGACAGCTGATGCTAAAAATAAACCACCTGCGACAGCTCCTCCAACGCCAAGACCTGCTGCAGCACCTTTAGCAACGCCTTTAGCAGTTGCCCCAACATTAGAAGATGCTTTGGCTTTGGTTATTCTTTCTTGACGTCGAGCTTCTTGAGCAGCTAGCTTAGCATCCTTTTTATAACCTTTATGATCCATCTTATATATTGCTTTACCACGTTCACTCATTCTACCAGATGAATCTACTTCATAACGTTGTCTACCTTCAGCAGTTAATGTTCCATCTTCGTTTTGAAATCTACGAATTCCCCATTTTTGACCTTTAATACCATGATGGTAAAGTCTGTAGTAATCTAAATAATCAGGCATATTAATATCCTCCTTTCCGAGTATATAATCGATACTCAAATTCATTAATTTGCCTATTGAATGACTCTAATAATGCTGAATTTGTAGGAGGGTCAAATAACAATCTAACTTTTAAATATACATATGTTCGTATACCATTTATAGTGTTATCGTCTCCTATTATCTCAGACCATTTAGTTGAGCCATCAAATATCTCAGTTACAGTTTTATTGTCATTTGTTGGTAATACTCCCATTTGAGTTAGAATAGATAATACTGAATTAATATGTATTATAATATCTGTATCAAATGCATCATACTCGATAGGTATGCCTAACATTTTTTTAACAGTATTTAATACACTATCTGTATTTGTGTTACTTAAATTTTGCATGTATTTTTACCTCCTCTTCCATAAGCATGTATCATTAGGTTTTCTTTCTATTACAGTATTAGAATTTGGTTTTAAATTACTTCCGTAATGTATAGCATTATGGGTTTCATGTGATACACAAATTAAATACTCTGGATTTAACAAATTATCAGTGGACAATTCAATGTCTTCTTTCGATAATGGATTCATATGATGAATATAAATTTTTCCAACTATTTCTCTATCTCTGATTCCTAAATCACAGCCATTATCACGAATTATTACATAATCGCGTATTTTTTTCCATTCAGCAGATCTATAGAACTGTTGGTTAATATATCTATCAAAACCAAATGTGTCATCACCAACAGAACCATTAAGTTTTAAATAATTATATCTCTCTTCAAATGTGTGCAATTGAATTAGCTCTGAATATGTTCTAGATTTCATCAGTTTCCTCCTCATCAGAAGCTCCTGAATATGATTTGAAAGCTTTCAATGCATCTGTATATAAACTTGCACTTGAAGATTGTGATTCTAAATTATCTATCTTAGCTTGAAGTAATTTATTCTCTGTAATTAACTTTTCTTTTTCTAATCTTTCTTTAGTTGAGGCTAGTTTTAAAAAATGGACAGTCTCTTGAGACGAAGCTGTTCCAGCTCTCATTCTTTTTTCAACTAAATCCATAGCTAAAGCTATCATTTGATTTTCTCGTGCCTCTGGTGTTAAAGCCGGTCTCATAAGTGGTTGAGTTTCATCAGAGTTCGAGACCAATACTTTACGTTTTGCCATACTTCATCGATCCTTTCAAATAATATTTGTATAACTATGTATACACTTTGTATAATATCTTAGGTAGATTGCACCATGTTTAACATTACTTTAACCATTTGAAGTGACCAACTAACTACGGTCACCCTAAAAAAAATAAAATGTATTGTTATTCTAGAAAGGAGAAACAAGAGGAAACACATAAAACCCTTGATGTTTATTAGTAGAGGAAGAACCAATAACCAATATTGCAGTTAATTAGCCACTTCAAATAGTTAAAGCCCTCGTGAGAGGTAAAACATTTCTATAAAATATCCCTCCGGGGATTTTTTTAGGACCGGCGCGATGCATAGTGGGGGTCCTTTTTGCGAGACCCTCCCCCATGTCTATCAGATGGGGAAGTAAATCTCACAGACTAAGGCCTATGTCTATTTTTGACATAGATAATTAAGCAATAAAGTGAACTATTTTAATTTTAATTGTCTCAAACATTATTAGTTTCTATTTAATTTTGTTCATTTTATTGTTAATTTTTAATTTATTGTTTATTACGATACAATTTTTTGTATTCAACAAACTTTCCGTTTTTGTCATAACAACCAAACTTAATCAATTCATCAATTGCTTGTTCTACAAAGAAGTTATTCTCATCCTGTGATAGTGAATCAGGTAAGTCAAGAACTAAAGCTGCAAGACGTTCACATGTATAATAGCCCATTTGAATGTCATATGACAGCCAAGACTTGAATTCATCAAAAGGACTAAACGGATTGTCTAATGTTGTAATAGCTACATCATTTTGCATGTTAGTTCACCTCATTCTTTAAATACTTAATTACAGTTGATGTTGAAACACCTAAAGCAGCTGCAATTTCGTTTGTTGTATAACCTTTATTTGACATACTCTTCATTCTAGATACTTTAGCAGAACTTAGAGTAGTTGTAGTTCTAGGCATTGCTAATTGTTTCAATGTACTAGAATCTGCATTGTTAATAATTTGTTTTAATTTTGTTGCACTTATAGCACCAGCTTGTATTGCTTTCCATTCAGAATCAGTAATTTTTATTTGATTACGTTTAGCACCAACTTGTTGTCTAGCTCTTGACAAAGCTTGTTGTTTAATCTTCTTTTCTTGATCAGAAGTTAAATAGCCAGCATTAGACAATTTAGCTTTAACAACTGAGTTTGCAATTAGTTGGGCTTGTCTTTCTTTAGGAGCATTCACTAATGAATCGTTTAGTTTTTTATTTAAAGATTCTACCTCATCACTATATGTGACCTTTGCAGTAGGTGAATATGGAATGTCTTTTATATTAATTGCATTTAATCTAGATTTATTTGCCAAAGCTTTTAAATCATTAGCATATTCAGCATATGCTTGTTCAGCAGGTGTTCCTCTAGATAATGTATATGCGTTATTTGTTTCTGCCATTCTTGTACTTTTCTCAGTAGCAAGCTTTGGTATTACTTTTTCAGTAGTTATTTCTTTATATTTTCCATTTTCATCTTTATAATATTGTTTGCCATCCTTAGATATAACTGATGCTTCAACTGTTTTACCTTCAGAATTTTTATATTTTACTTTATTATAAGTTCTGCCAGTATTTCGATATACTTTTTCGCCAGTATTAGGATCCGTATATAATATTTTAATTTTTGATGGAGATACAACTTCACCAGTTTTAGAATTATAATATGTTTTTGTATTAGGATCTAATATAACTTTTTCTTTAGTATCTTTAGTATAAAAAGCTCCTTCTTTTCTTTCTA